CACGACACTGTCGGCGGTAAACCCGCGCCCGGTCACCGTCCCGCCATCGACCAGGCGGGCAAAGGCCGCGGCGTCAAGCACGACCCGCACGGGACCGCTCATCGAGTGGTGCGGCGAGCGGCGGGGAGAGCCACGACGCTATTTCTTGGTTGGTGCTATGGGGGGGTCGGTTTGCGTGCCGGGTTGAGAAGGAATCCCCATTGCAATCTCATCGCGCGGGCCATCCGGTCGGGGATGGCCCAGCGCTTGCCCGGCACGCAACTCTGTTGCGGAGGGCCGCTGAAAGCGCCGGCTGGCGCCAACACCGGTGCGCTTGCTCCGCAGATAGGGGACCGACAGGTGATATTGCCGATCGCCGATGATCGAGCCTGCTTTGGCCATGATTACTCCTCGCGCTTGATCAGTCGAGCCAGGTGCGGCCCGTGCTCGATTTCCAATGCCGTCACCGCGGCCAGTGCGGCGGCCAATAGCGAAGGCGGCCGCTCGCTGAGATTGCGCAACAGATCGCGCGCCGACAATCCGCGCTGCAGACAGTCGCGGCTGATCACGATCGCCATATCATGGACCAACGCGTCGAACGGCGCGCCGGCGCGCCCGCTGCTGTCGAGAAAGAATTCACGGCCCCGCCCGTCGGTGCTAAAGCCAGTCGAGAGATGCCAGCTGTGACCGGTCACTGGATCGGCCAGACGGTCGGTGATGATCGGCCGCCGCGTTGGCAGCCGCACTCGTTCAGACATGAGGTCCCCTTTCACGACAGTGCATTTCCTGCAGTGGCGGGATTGCTTTTGGCAGCGGACCAGATATCGCGCCAATAGCCGGTATCGGCCATTGGGGCGCCTAGTCGGGTGTCGATAATCCGCCGATGTCAAGCGGTTATTTTACTGCACCGACAATCCACAGAGTTTTCCCCAGAAGGGCGACAAACGCGTGCCTCGACGCCGCGAAGATCACAAATACCACCCTCTTTAGAGGGGCATGTGATTATCACGTTTTGGGTTTGTTCGATCGCGGCGACAATTGGCGCCAAGACTAGAGATATCCTGGCATTTTGCTTACAACAAGGTTACGCCAACTTGACAGCCATCCTGGAACCCATTGATTATACGAACGACAGCGAGCCCGCGGGGAATGTTAAAATATCGTGAAAAAACCGTGAAAAAAACCGCGTTGAGTATCTTTTGCGCACTGCAAAAATCTATCGCGCTTGACAACCGGCGCAGAACGCCCTGCCATAAAAGCGACATAAAACCCAAAAGCAGTTCCAGAACAGGCATGACCCCAGAACAGACATGGCAGTCCCCCCGGAATTTACCGCCGAGGTGATCTTTGAGCAGGCGACGCGGTTAAAAAGCGCGCTCGCCGGCGCCGGTCTCTCGCCCGAGCTCTGCGCCACCCTCTTTGGTGCGGCTTACCTGCTGTCACTGCACTACCTATCTGACAAAACACGCGCCGCGGAGCTCGCCGAGTGTATGGACATGCTGGTCGACACCTGGATCGAGGCCGCCTCGCCCCCAGCAAATACGGACGGCGATGACAGCCCCCGATGAACTCTCGGGCCGCCCTCTAGGGCTGGTCAGCGACGCCGATGTCGACACCATTGCGACCCGAGGCGATATCATGGCCGCGGTTCTCGCACTGGGAAACGCCATCGAACGGCTCGAGCGCGCACAATATCGGCTGATGGCGATGATCATCGGCCTCGCCATCAGCCTGATGGCACTGGCGGTGCTGTTGGGCCTGATCATGCGCTAAACCACCGGGAGACCGCTCGTGAGCGAATTTGAAACCTTTCAAGCCTATTTCCGCGAGCAAGCCGCCGACGAGCATCACCCCAGTGCCGGTGCCTTTGCGCTGGCTTATGCGGTGATGCGTCTGTCGCAGTCATTGGACGGACTGTCCACGAGCTTTGCCCCAGAGGGGCTCGGCACCTTTAACGTCGATTATTTTCTGGTGCGTGTGGCCCGCCGGCTCGACGAGCTGTCCAAACAAATCGGTAGTCTCGACCCCCCCGAGGCCGCCGAATTGCTGCGCCGCCGGCCGGCGGGAAAGGGGCAGCGCAAATAAGGAGGTTGAAGTGGCCGTACATTCCCCCCAAATTTGGACGGTCGAGGAGATCGCCGCGCGCTACAAATACACCACCCGGCACATCTTTGAGTTGATCCGCCGCCACAAATTGCCGGTGCTCGGCACGAAAACGCAGATCCGCTTTGACGAGACCGCGGTCGCCGCTTTGGAGGAAGCCATTCGATGCCCCTCACCATCGTCCGACGACGAAATCGGGCCGGAGCCCTCACGATCTCGGGGTCGGTCGACGGGCAGCGGGTACAACGCCGTGCTGGATCGAATGACCCAAAGGTTGCAGCAAAAGAAGCCGCCCTCCTCGAAGCCGAGCTCCTCAACCAACGATACCACGGCAAACGTCGTGGGGTTTGGAGTTTCGCGTTTGCCGCAGAACAGTACGAGCTAGCCACCGCACCGAGCAGTGCCACGGTCAAGCGGTTGGCCCGCTTGATCACGGCCGTCGGCGACACCCCGTTGCGCGAGATGACCCAAGAGACCTTGAACCGGTTGCAGCGCAAATTGTTGCGCCCCAACCCGGCACCGGCGACGGTGTTGCGCGAGATCATCACCCCGGTGCGCGCGGTGGTCAATTATGCGGTCGAGCAGGGTGAGGCCGACCCGATCCGCTTGCGCTCGCCGCGGGTTCCCAAAGGCCGCACGCTCTATTTGTTGCCGCACGAGGCCCAGCGTCTGGTCGCTGCCGCCGCCCCGCATCTCAAACCCTTGTTGGTCTTTCTGTTGGGCACCGGGGCCAGGCTCAGCGAAGCGCTCGAGCTCGACTGGCGCGATGTCGGATTGAGCGAGGGCCGGGTCAGTCTACGCAAGACCAAAAACGGCCGGGAACGGCATGCCCATCTGCCGCCCCATGCGGTCGCCACCCTGGCCAATCTTAAAGACCGCGAGGGGCCGGTGTTTTGCTGGACCCGGCGCCGCGGCGGTGGCGAGTTGAGGCGCGCTTACGCCGCCGCGGCGCGGGCCGAGCGCGATGGCGGCGGCCAAATCAAACGCGCCTTTCAAGGTGCGGTGCGGCGCTCGGGGCTCGCTATTCCGGGGCTCAGCCCGCATGTATTGCGGCACACCTGGGCGAGCTGGCACTACGCGACCTACAAGGACCTGTTGCGATTGCAGATCGAGGGCAATTGGTCGTCGATCAACCTCGTCGTGCGCTACGCTCATCTGTTGCCCGAGGGTCAAGAGGCGGCGATCGCGGCGTTTTGGAGCCATGGCAGCGAACGAGGTGACGAAACCCCGGTCGAGCGCCGGCAGACAGCCTGATCGGGAGAACCCGATGATCGACGATGATTTGCGGGAATTATTCCCCGAAGCCGAACAGGCGGGCGACAAGGTCCTGCAAGCGCTCAGAACAGGCAAAATTCACGCCTGGAAAGACGGCAAGCAGCTCTCGAAGCGTTTTTGGCGCGGCAAGGATCTGGCCGACCTGATGCGCAGCGGATGTAGCTTTAAACCGTCCGAAGTGATCGCGGCGTTTCCGCCGTCGGTGCGGCCGGGGCAACCGGTGGCGGCGCAGTTTGGCACAAAATCCGTCCGTATCGTGCGGGGCGGCGGTGCGTGAGGAAACCCCGGCCGAGCGCCGGCAGATGGCCTGATCGGGAGGAACAAATGAAGTCGTATCCCAAGAAGCAGCTTCAGCCTGGTGACAAGGAGGCGCCGCTCAGTGGCACGCCGTTGAGCGAGTGGCCGATCCTCAAGCGGGCGCAGATCGCCGAGCTCAATTACCGCAATATTCGCACCGTCGAGGACCTCGCCGACTTGTCTGATCTGGCGGTGCAAAACCTCGGCCTCGGCGGCCAGATACTGCGAGCCCGCGCGTGCGCCTATCTCGGCAGGCCTTGGCCACCAAATTGACTGGCGAAAACCCGTGACGAGACCCCGGCCGAGCGCCGGCAGACAGCCTGATAGGAGGAACCGATGATCGAATGGTTGATGGTGGTGTATTTGATGGACACCCACGAGCCGACCGGCACCCGCCACGTCTTTCCCGACCAAGAGGCGTGCGAGAGCGCGCGGAAATACTGGCAAGACTGGCAAGCCCAGACGTCTGGAACCTACGCGATCTGCAAGCCTGTGACCAGACTGTGACCAGGCCCCGCCCGAAAGCCCCAAGCGCCTGATATTGCGTGCTAAAAACCACTAGGTTCGGGCCCTTGGTAAGGGAGAGGTCGTAGGTTCGATACCCACCGGCAGCACCAGCCTAACCCCTCGAAAAATCGCAGGTTCTTCAAGATCTTAGACCATCCCGCCAACGACCGAGAGAAGCCTCGCTCGACAGATCAAAACGGCAACATACCGCCAAACCCCGTGACCATCCTGTGACCACGCTGTGACCGCTACGGCAGGGCGGGCGAGTCCCCCGCCGCGTCTGTTCTTTAGTTGTTCTCATCCTCAGGGAGTGATCAAAATGGAGTTTGATCCGCGCGAGATCATCGAGGGTGTGCCGATCCGCCGGGTGCGGGATTGCCTGACCGCCGGCCAGATCGGCGAATTTGACGCGGTCTACCTGCAAGCTTGGCTCGGGCTAAAGAGCAAGATCGCGGCCCAGCGCTGGGCGATCGCCGCCATGCAGCGCGGACTGATCGAGCCGGGCCACCGCCCCAAGGAGTGGCGGGTCGCCAGCCTTGGCAAGAGCCTGGCCAACGCGCGATTTCTACCGCGCCTCAACCGCGCCAAAGCCGAGCGGCTGATCAGCGAGCTCGTCGAGCGGATCCGGCTCAGCGCGATCAATTGCGCGCGCGAAGGTTACATCGAGGAGGTCGCCGCCGTCGCGCTCTTTGGCAGCTGCTATGCTCTCGACGAGGCCGACAATTTTGGCGATGTCGATGTGCTCTTGGCTTGTCGAAGGCTCGCCGAATTCGCCGACCACAAAAGGTTCGTCGCCCATTGCCAGGCTCTGTTTGATCACGACGGCCGCACCAGCCGCAACATCGCCGATGAATATGCCTGGCCGTCCCTAAAGTTGCGCCGCGCGCTCAAGGCCCGCAACCCCTACATCTCGCTGCACAATGTGGAGACCGAAGAGCTGACCAAGGATCTCGACCGCGTCCGCATCGTCTATTTGTTGCCCGATGGCGTGCTGACCGATCCCTGGCGCTGTACGGGACAAGAGTTTCTTGGCTTGCTCAAGGTCTCTCTGGGGATTGACGTGTTCTACTAATCCCGCAGATCACCCCGGCGCCACCATGATCGAGAAAGGCCGCGCCCCCGCGAGGCGCGGCCCGGGAACGTGCTTTTTAGGGGCGCCGGCGGCGCCCGCTGCGCCGCTCACGCGCCGAAGTGCCTACCGGGACCGGAGGCTCGGGCTCCGGCGGTGACCCCGGAGGCTCGGCTAAGGGGCCGGCTTAGGCTCCGGCACACCGCTCGGCGGCGGCTTGAGCGGATCTTCGATCAGAAACCAACAATCGCCATACCCAACGACGTTGACGTAGATCAAAGCCTTGTTCCCCGTCGACGGCTGGTCTGGCGGCAGGTAGATCGGATGCGAAGGGGTCAGGCCATTGCCCGGCGGGGGTATCTCCTCACCAGGTGGAATGACGATCGGGTGCGCCGGCCCGCCGCCGGGGGCGATCGGGTGTGCGGGATATCCGGGTGACGGCCAGATTTCCACGGGCGGCAACACGATAGGGTGCGCCGGAACCCCCGGTGCAATCGCATCGGGCGGCAGCACGATCGGGTGCGCCGGATGCCCGGGTGACGGCCAAATTTCCGGCGGCAGATAGATTGGATGCGCAGGTACGCCCGGAGCAATTGCCCCGGGCGGTATCACAATGGGATGCGCCGGAAAGACCGGCAGGTAAATCGGGTGCGCCGGTACGCCCGGGGCAATTGCGTCGGGCGGTATTACAATGGGGTGCGCCGGCCCGCCGCCGGGGGCGATCGGGTGTGCGGGATGCCCGGGTGACGGCCAGATTTCCACGGGCGGCCCGCCCGGCATTGGACCGCCGCCGACCTCCAGACCCGTGTAAGTCATTGTCCCGATAATGGTTACCGGAATAGATGCCATTATTTCGTTTCCTTTTCACTGGGAAAGCGCGAGGCCCCTCGCGCGGAGTACTCCCAACCCAGGCACCCACAGGGGCCTGCAGGTGCCGCCCTACCCTCTGCCAGACGGGGACCCCCGCCGGGCATACCTCGGGTTCCAAAGAAATTTGGGAAAAACGTTGATCTTGCCGGTCGTGGTTTGGCTGGCGATGCGGGGCGCTGTCGTCCTGGTGACGCGCTAGACAACCGCCGGCGAAATGGCGTAACCCAGGGTCAACGCGATCCTCGCGCGTGCATCCCTCGGTTACAACCGTTTCAAAGGCACACCCTGATGAAAACCCCCCTCCTCGCCGGTGCCGCCGCAATCGGATTGCTCGCCGCCCCCACGGCACAGGCCGACCTGGCCTTGACCGTCAGCGACAACGGCGTACCAATCGCCGGTTGCGCCACCACCACCCCCTCACCGCTCTCGATCACCTGCTCAAATGCCAATTTTAGCGCAATCCAGGTTGTCTCGCAGGGTGTCCCGACCCTGCCTTCGCCCGATCTCGGGACGATCTCGATCTCGGCGACCGCCGGCCCATTGGCCGCCGCGCACGACCTCGATTTGAGGATTGTGCAGACCGGGCTCAGCGACTTTCCGGGCGGCCCATCATCGACCACCTTTGCGCAAAATTCGCTAATCGGCATTCCCGGGCCGGCGAGCTATCACATGATCTTTGACGGAGTCGACATCGCCGACGCGATCTTGCCGCGGAGCCTCGACCCGCAGACCGCCGGCCCGTTCCTGGTCAACCTCGCGGCGGTCTCAAGCGCCTTTACCGACAGCCAAGAGATCATCGCGACCTTTGGCCCGTCGCTGCAGACCCAGCAATTGCAGTCGAACGCGCAGTTTCAGGTCATCTCACCCGCGCCCGAGCCGACCTCGCTCGCACTTCTGGGGGCGGCACTCCTCGGCATGGGTTGGCTGACCCGGCGGCGCCGAGGTGCCGATCAAGCATCGTGGTGATCGCTAGCGCCGATCAGCGACAGGCTCGCTTTGCCGCGATGACAGAGCCCGATGAGTCCGCGACAAAACCTGACATTTTGGCGGTGATTACCGCCGTCGAACGGTTGGAGCGCGCGCACATCCGGCTGATCGCAATACTCATCGGCCTCACCGGCGGCACATTGCTCGTCGCGGTGCTGATTTTCGCCTTTTTGTTGAGGTTATGACGACCGCTTGACTTCACGGGGTCTGGGTCTGGCCGGCAAGCACATAGCCCGCAATCGCGGCAATCGCGGCGATCGCCGCACTCCCCTGAATTTTATCGTCGATCGCCAAAATCACGATCGCCGGCACGATGATCAGCAACGCCATCGCGCGCTGCAGCAATTGCCCGTGTGTGACGATCTTCGAAATCTCAACCATCGCATCGGTCGGCGCTTGAAAAAAAGCCACGCCGACGATCAGCGTGGCCGAGACAAACACCAACGCCAGCAGTCCAACGCATGGCCACGCCAACGCCACCAGCAATTTGCTGCCATTAGTGGCGTTTGGCGACCCCGCGGGAGCCGCCGGGGCCCCCGGCGCCTCGTTAGGCGACAACACCGCCTCGTTTAGGGCTGACCCGGCGATAATGGCTCACGCGCCTCTTCATCAGGTTCGGGCCGCGGCGGCGGCACCAAAGGCTCACCCTCGGGAACACCGGGAACACCGGATGACCCCGTCGGCTGCCCCCCTGGCGGTGGTGGGGTCAACGGCTGGTCCTCTGGGATCTCGTCTTCTTCTAGGATCTCCTCATCAGGCTCGGCCGGCGGCGGCTGCCCCTCCAGCGGCGGCGACTGCCCCTCTAGCGGCGCCGGCTGATCCTCGATGGCCCCCTCGCCGGGCTCCGGTAGTAGCTGATCCTCCAGCGGCGGCTGATCCTCAGGGCGGCGTGATCGGCTGGTGCTTTTTGCCATCTCTCTCTCCTCAGTTGTCGCTGATATAGACAAAACGCCGGCCGAGCTCATCGGCCGCGGCGATCCAGATCGTTTGCACGGCGAGGCCACCATCCTCACCGACCCGCAACATCGCCGTCTCGCCGGGTAGCAGCCCGCTGACCAGAGCGCTCAATGGCGGGTGGCCGTTGATGGTGCCGCCGACTACCAGATTGCCTGCCACATAGCCGTCGCCATTGATGTGCCCATCGTTGCTGGCGACAAACGCGCCGCCCTGAACGATCAGCGCGTCGAGCTGTCCGGGAATCGCGGTGATGCGCGGCACCCCTAGACTGGTCGACAGCCAGTTCGCCCCGCTGCCGGGGTCGTAGAAACTGATCGTGTTGACCGCCTCGAACGGGCCGCCGATATGGGTCAAGCCATTGCAGACAACCTGGCCGGCAAACGTCGAGGTGCCGCCGACCGACAAATTGCCGCCGGCCACCACCGCGTGGTCGACCGTCAGGCCGCCGGTGCCGTGCCCGTTGTCGAAAGTCAAACCGTTGGCGACCACTAACCCGCCATTGACGGTGGTGTTACCGCCGACGGAGACCCCCCCGGAAATATTGGCGTCGACGGTCAAATGCAGGCTACGGCCCCACAAATCCGCCGCGGCAACCACGTTGCCGCTGGCGTTGATATCGCCGGTCACCGCGAGCCCGCCGCTAAGGTGGCCCCCGCCGGTGACCGTCAGCCCGCCGGCGATGGTGCCACTGCCGGCGACCGTCAGATTGCCGTTGAGGCCGGCGGCGCCGCCGACGGTCAGCCCAGAGGCCACACTCAGCGCGGCAGTCATGGTGACCGCACCGGTCACCCCGAGCGTGTTGTTGATCTGCACCGGGCCGCCGGCAGTCAGCGCCCCGGTGACCGCCAGTGTACCGGTGATCGTGGCAGCGCCGGTCGCCGGCACGACCTGATCAAACCGCGCATAGTCGGTCGGACTGCTCGCCACGGCGACATTCAAATGTTTGAACCCCGACATCGGCAGATTGCCGCTCGGCACATTCTGACCATCACGCGTCAGGGTATTGTTGATGCCGCCAACGATGTCGTTGGTATCGCTATCCATGCGGTCGGCGAGGATGTCGTAGTTCGCTGCCGCATCGGAGACCCACGAAAACTCCCGGCGAAACATCCCGTTTTCCCAGCCCATGGCGGCGTCGCTCCCTTGCAATCCGCCCGATCTCCGGGCAAAACCTTTTGTTTGATCGGGGACCGATTTTTGAAAACCGCGCATCTCGACCTGCGCGTCGAGCCCGAGCTTATCGAGGCGATCGACGCCTGGCGCAACCGGCACCAAGTGCCGCCGTCACGCGCCAGGACCATCGCCTACATGCTCGCGGGCTGGCTCGAGGAGCGCGGCTGCGAACCGATCATCGAGACGCCCCTGTCACGGCGCCGCGGCCGGCCGAAATAAACCCTCTTGCAATCTGCCCGGCACATCGGGCAGATTTGTCAGTGAACAGGGCACCGACGAGCCGGGAAGAGAAATGAGCGACCAGAACCATCGGCCCTTTACCCACGCCACGCAATTAGCCGCAAAGGCTTTTGTCGCGACCGATCCATGGGAAAAGCAGTTATGGCTCGAAGAGGCAAATGCGGCGTTGACCCGCGCCTGGACCGAGCTTGCCGCATCCACCAAAGCAAACCAGGAGGGGAAGCATGGCTCGCAAGACGCGCGGTAAACGTCAGCTGCTGACCTCCGCCGCCGTGGGCGTTGGGCTCGTCGGCATCCCGGCGCAGGCGGCGGTATGGATCGACGACGGCAAAATCTATTTGCGCGAGGGCGGGCAGGTGACCGAGGTGCCGACCACCCCCGCATTGCTCGACGCGCTACGCGCCACCGGCGGCAACGCCAAGCTGTCGAGCGATCCCAAGCTGATCATGTCGGGGGGTGGCGGCGCTGCCTTTAGCTTTTTTGGACGACAAAACAAAACGCCGGAAGCACCCCCTTCGTCCGCAAATCCGATCACGACGACGCCTTCCTCACAACCACAAGCTCAACCTCAGAACCCCAATAAATCTAAAGAACAGGAGTCCAATGACGTAAAAAAATAAATGCAGGCGGTCGGGGAGGTAGACATGATCGCACGACTATTTGGCGGACTATTTTTAGGGGGAATGTTAATCCCAGCAACCGCGCCCGCCCCAACTTACATGATTTCTCAGCCAATGATCGCCGGCACGATTATCCTACACATCGTGCCGGCAAACGAAATGGTTGCCCAATGCGGGGCTCAGGCAAGCGCATGCTCCAACCACTGGTTCCACCCGCCTTGTGAGATCTGGGTGCCTACGGGTCCAATAATCGAAGCCACCCCCGGTCTCCTTTCAGCGCACTTTGAAGACCCTGAGGTAGCGGACGCGCTCGCCCACGAGATTCTGCACTGTGGCGCAGGATATTGGCATCCAACCCCAATATGCTCTGGCTGACGACCAGCGCGGCTAGGGTCATTTCCGAAAAGCCGGCATCCCCATCACCGGCCTGCCTCGACCCTTCAAGGATGGGGAAAACAGCGGAAAGAAAAACCCAATGAAAGCACTCATCGAGGCTGCCAAGCAGCGCGCAATTGCCGCCCGTGAAGCGGCCGCCACCCGCACGGGCGGTGCGTCGATCCGCACAGGCGGTGCGTCAATCCGCACAGGCGGTGCGTCAATCCGCACAGGCGGTGCGTCAATCCGCACGGGCGGTGCGTCAATCCGTTGACGAACAGGGTCGCCCGCTTCAAAGGGCGACCCCTTCATCTTTTTCGAAAAGCCAATGCGTAAGATCTCACAAATCATTCACATGCCCGACGAGCGCTCGGTGGAAGTCGAAGGCGAAACGCGCGGCGACCGGCTGCGGCTGCGCGCGCGGCTGGTCGATTGCGGCATCGTCGTCGAGAGCTTGATGCGCGATTATGATGCTGTTGACCGCGACGCGCCTGCCAAATTTCAGAGGGAATTCGAGGCCATCACCTCCCTCGCCATCGCCGGCCCGCTGTTCCCGCACGACCTGACTTCGCTACGCTGCCCTGCCGCCCCGCCCCATTGGCGGGATGCCGTCGTCTTTGGGATCGTGGTTGGCACGCCCGGGCGACCGCAAGTGCAATACATTCCGCCCGAACCCTTAACACCATCACTGATCGAGACTGCTGCGCCATGCACGCCGCGGGAGGTGTTCCGTATCGCCGCGGTGTGCGTTAAGGACCGCTGCCCGCATTGGCAAGAGGACAGCTTGGGCGCCGAAAATGATGGTCGTTGCTCGCTCGTCGAACGGGTGGTCGAGGGCTTCGAGCCGGTCAATTTACACCCCTGCGGTATCCGGTCGGTCTGCCGATGGTTCGCGCAAGAGGGGCCGCCAGCCTGCCGTGTCTGTCCGGGTGTCGCCACCGATATCGGCGAGCTGCCGCAGGACGCCGAGGCCGAGGTAAATGTCACGTTTTTTTGAGATGCTGCGCCGCTGGCTTATGAGTTTGGTCGGCGATGATGCGCTTTCGCGGGAGTTCGCTCGCGACTACCAAGTCCAACAAATTGCCTTTGATCCGGTCGAGGAAATCCAGCAGCACCAGCTGCGGCTGCGATGAGCCGAGCGCCCCGCGACTATGTGCTTCTTCTGGCGGCCGCCTTTGCCTGGGGGTCGACCAGTTCCCAGCTGACCATGCTCCCGGTCATCCTGCGCGATCATGGGATGAGCCCGCCGCAGATCGCCGTCGTGCTGTCAACGATCTTTATCGTGATGGTACCCGGGCCCCTGCTGAGTGGCGCGCTGGCGGCGCGGATCGGCACAAAGCCGACGATGATATGGGCCGCGCTGGTGTTGTGCGCCACATTGGCCTTGTTGCCGTGGAGCCTCGATTCGGTGGCGCTGGCGACGCTAACCTCGGCGGTGCGGGGTCTCGCGCTCGGCTTGTTCACACCGGCGGGTCAAACCTTTGCCCAATCACAGACAACCGAAGACGACCGCGCCCGCAAGATCGCCTGGTTCACCGCGATGTTTTTGATCCCGATGTTCGGTGGCCCGGCGATCGGCCAGTGGTCGTTGCGCGAGCTTGGCGAGCCTTGGTTCTTTGTGCTGACGGCAGCGCCCACGCTTAGCGCGTTGATCATGCTGTGTTTGCTGCGCTCGACCGAGGCCGCAGCCTCGCGCGCTTCCGGTTATCTGACCCTGCTCGGTGACCGGCGGCTGTGGTTGCCAAATCTGGCGACGATGCAATCCGGGCTGGCCTACGGATTTGCCTCTACCATGCTGCCGTTGTTGCTGGTCGAGCGCGGGTTCCTCGTGGCGCTGTTCTTCACACCCTTTTCGCTGGCGCTGCTAGTGATCCGCTTTGGCGGCATGAACTACCTGCAGCGACTGTCGCCGCCAAAGGTGGCCGGGCTCGGATTGCTCGCCTATGCCGGCGGCCTGTGCTTTTTGATCGTCCCAACCGCACCCGCCATGGTTGTCGCTGCCGGTTTGTTTGCGATCGGCTACGGCGTCATGCTGCCCATCTGTGTGGCCTGGTCGACGTCGTATTATCCGCGCACCGAGCGGGCGCGCCCGGTGGCGCTGGCCAACACCTCGTTCAATATCGGGAGCATCGTGGCCGTGCAGATGGCTGGGACGCTGCTGCCGGTGCTCGGCTGGTCGGGCGTGCTGGTGGTGCTCGCGATCCCCGTCACCGTCTCGATGGTCGCGATGACTGCGGAGATCCCACATGCGCGGCTGCAGACAAAACGATGATCGCTTTTGGGAAAACGGTCGCCTAGACAATTGAAATGCGTGCGAAGTGACCGTACATATAGAGCACGGCACCACCGCATTTTTGGAGCTGCGAATGAGCGAACCCAACAACTCCATCGCCGATGTCGCGGTCTCTGCCTATGCCGGCGCGCGCGCCGCGCAGGGCGATTTCACCCCCTTGGTCTTTGTGCTGCTCTTCGCCGGCCTCGGCGGCAGCACCTTCACCGGTCTGCTCGGATGGTATATCGCCCTGATGATCATCGCCGCCGCGATCATCCTGCCGGTTCTCGGCTTGATCCGGCTGGGCCGTTGGCTGGTGCCAAAACTGGTCCAGCATTTGCCCCCGGCGCACATCCCCGCCGTATCGACGGCGATTACCATATTCACCCCGGCCGGCTGGGTATTCGTCGCCATCGGCCTGATCGTCTGGGGCCTGGCCGTCCTACTCCTGGCACCCGTCTAAAAACCGCTGAAAACTGCCGGCCCCCGCGGGCCGGTTTTTTATTGCCCTGGTGGCGGACCGCCCTGCATTTGCCGCGCCGCCATGATCCCCAGCAGCGGCGACAGCCGCCGGCTGGCCGCTTCCGCCGTCGGCGGCACCCAGCCTTGCAGCCACGGCCCGAGCCTCTGGGTCATCGGATCAAGGATCTCCTTGGCGATAACGGCACCCCACGGACCGCCAACCAAACCCCCAATACCAGGCGCTACGCCGCGCGCCAGCGCTCCGACCAATGGTCTTGTGATGGCTGGAGCGGTAGCACCGCCAACCACCCCGCCGGTAGCCCCACCAACCAGCGCTCCGGCGCCGATATCGCTCGCCGCGTCGCGCAAACTCGGTTCTTGGGTTGCTCGCGGTGTCGCCTCGGCAGCACCAGCAACCGCCCCGAGGCCGAGATTTCGACCAATTCGCGAGAACAGCCCCGCGCCGGCACTCGCCGGGGCGGCCACCAGCGGCGTGACCATGCCCGCACCTTCCGCGGCCAAGTTGCGGCCCGGATAGTCGGTCGCATATTGCTTGGCTGCTTCCTGGCGCTGACGCAAAGCCTCCTGGTAGCGTTCCGACCAGCTCGCCCCGGATGGGTTTGGATAATCCAGATTGATCCCGGTCGCGGAGCCCATCGCACCCAGCACGTCGCTCAGCCCATAGGTCCAGCCGCGGTTGTAGCTTTCCGCCGCACCCTGACCGTACGGCCGGCCGGCGGCCGCTAGAGCCGCGGTGCCGGGATCGGCGGCCGCCGCCGGCGCCGCCTCCTCCTCGATTTGGTCAGGTGAGATTTGAGGCATTGTCAGGGTGACACATGGTAGCTGCCATCAGGGGCCATGTAGACCGGCTTGCCGGTTGCTTTCTGGCGTCTTCCGGGAAGCACCCGCGAGCCTTCCGGTATCCCCGGCGGCGGCGGCAGCGGTGCCGTCGCATAGGGCATGCCGGATGGGCTTGCTCCCGACCGCTCAACGCTCGAGGGTGCCCCTTGGATGCGCGCAATATCGGCGTCCGTCATGCCCGAATCCCTAAGGGACTGGATCGTCGCCGGCGACAGGCCAGGCACCACCGGCGGCGCCGAAGAGCCGGGCAACCCAGGAGCCGCCAGCGGTCCGCCGGGCATTGGCGCGGCCTGTGCTCCGCCTGGCGTGCCAGGCAGAGGGCCAGGCGGCGGGGGCTGAGGTGCGGCGGCAGGCTGAGGTGCGCGAGCGGCGGGCTGGACCGGAACAATGTCGCCCTTAGCGTTGCGCTGCATCGGGATCCCGGCAGCGTCGGAGAATGTCGCGCCGCGCGGGATCAAACGCAAGACTTGGTCGGTGGCACCGGTATCGGCGGCCCCCTGGTGCCCCTCCTTGGCAAAAACCGGGCTCATTATTTGCGCCGCTCGGTAATAATTGATCTCGGGATTTTGCTCATTAAAAGCAGCCTGAAAATCAGTCAACGGATGATAGTCAAGAGTGCGCTGATTGCGGTAATCGCTCGCCGATTTGTTAAAGTAGGCGACCCCCTGCTTGGAATTGTCGAGGGCTCGCTGCGCTTGCATGTTTACGGTGTTCTCAAACATCTTGATCGCATCTTTTGAGGTCTCGAGTGACGGCAAGTTACTGAGAAATTCATTAAACAGCCCCACCCCCTGACCGCTGCCCGCCATTTGCGCCGCCGCCTGTTGCAACAACGTCTTGATCAGAATGTCGTGATTGGGTGCCGTGGTGCCGGTCAGCGCTTGCGCCGCCTCGTCGCTCATCCCCAGCGCCCTGAGCCAGCCCGAGACTTGGCCGGCAAGCGGGCCGAGCTTACCCGTCGTCACCCCACCGAGAAGACCGAGAACCGCCTGGGTATTAGCCTGCAGCCGCTGCGCGTCGCGCGCGGCGGCCTGCAAATCGTTGACGCTTTTCTGATCGCTGACGATCTGACCATTGATCGAGGTCTCGCCGCCGGGCGGCAGATAGCGCGTCCCCGTCAACCCCGGCGGCAACCCCGGACCAGCCGGCGGCGGCGTGATCACCGCCGGTCCTTCGGCGGGATGCTGCACGACCGGCATACCCGGAATGGCAGGTGCCATACCCGGCACCCCACCGGGAGCAACCACACCCGCTGCCGCACCCGCGGGTGGAGGGGTTCCACCCGCACCGGGCAAAACCGCTCCACCCGCGCCGGAAGCCCCACCGGTCGGCGCCGTCGGCGCGGCCGTCCCCGGTGCCGGCACGCCCGTCGGCGCCGTCGTCGCTCCAGCCGGGAAACCGGCACCCGGCGGCTGTTGCAGAAACGGGTACTTACGCTGCAGGTCGAGAACTTGGTCCTTGGGGACCTTTAACTCGGCCTGGCCATAAGGCGTGTTGACATAGACCTCCGTGAGCTCACCGGAGGCGCGCGCGTGCGCCTGCAGCAATTCGTTGTATTCGGCGCGCTTGGGATCGAGCAGACCACCTGGCTGCGGCAGCCATTGGCTGGTGCCGTCGGGCAACTGATAGAGCATCTTGCCTTCTTGCAAATTCCTCAGCTGCTCCATTTGCGCCGGGATAGGGCGGCGGGCGAAGGTACCGAATATCTCGGCGTCCCGCTGGACCTGCGCCGGATCGAGCAACGGCACGGACCCTTTGGGAATACCCAAGGTTTCCGAGTCCGAGGTCACCATCGAGGGCGATGGCCGCGCCAAGGCTTGCTCCGGGGTCATGCCCGCCGGCAGCCCGACGATCGCCTGCCCGTTGCCAACCGCCTCGAGCTGACTTTTTTCATCGTCGCTGAGCGCGGTCGGGGTTGCCTGCGGCGCCGGCCCCGCCGCCGCGGCCAGGTGCATCAGCCCTTCCTGCTGCGAGCCGGGCGGGGCGCCGGGAGCACCGGCGGCGACCTGCCACTGACCACCGCCGGGGCCCGCCCACTCGAAATGCATCGGGTCCTTGCGGCCCTGCCAGTTGCCACCCCAGATCATATTGTGGCCTGCGGCGATCTCGGAGATGTTGGCCGGGAGATTGGTCTTGACGTCGCCGTGCGTCATCGGGTTGTCGTTCGAATTGACGTCGATCGCATTGCCGTAAGCATGCTCAGACAGATCGTGGCCGCCGCGGATGTCGCGCAGGTTGTAGCCGGAACTGTCATCGGCATTGGGCTTGTAGCCGGTCGCTTCAAGGTCGTTGAGAAAACCCTGAAAGTCGTTCGCCGCCACCTTGTTGACTTGAAAGCCCACACCCGAGGGCGACTTGACCGTCGTCAGATTGGCGTCCTGCCAGCCCGGCTGACGCGGGTCACCGCCAAATATCTCGGGGTGCGCCTTGGCGTAATTCGCCCGGACCCCGTTCTGCGGTGATGGGTATATGTCCGCCGGTGCTACACCGGCGGGCGGCGCTGCCCCGGCGGCTGCAGAGGGTGGGCGCAAGAGATCGGCTGGGATCTCCAGATCGCCACTGCCGATTTGCGCGAGAACACTCTGCTCGTCATCGCTCAACGCTGCTTCAGGCACGATTGGCCTCGCTCAGGTCGCGGTTGCCGGTGCATTTGACATCGTAACACCCGGCACCGCGACCGGCGCAGCCAATGGCGCCGCCATCGGCGGCACACCACCCGCCGCCGGCGCAGTCGGGATGCGCCTCGATCGCCGGGCGATCATTTGTTGTTGGACAATCGGCAATTTGCTTATAGCAGCCATCCGGTCCGGACCGGGCGGCAATGCCAGCGCCGCGCTCACTTCGGGGGGCACTGGCTCGGGTGCTGGCGGCGCCGCCGTCGTTCCCACCCCACGCGCCGATCCGGGGATGCCTGCGCGGGAGGCACCAGCGCCGGGAACGCCAGCACCGGGGCCGCCAGCAGCGCGCAACCGCTCAAGGCCATACTGAGAAAAGGCGCTTTCGGCCTCCTCCCCCGGTATTTTGGCGCTCACCAGCCCGGCATTGGCGAGCTGCGCCTTGGTTTGCGCGACCTGCAGCGGGCTCTGGTTGCCGACCATAAATTTGGCGTAGGCCGGGGCCGCCGGGTCATTGGCGATGGCAGTAAACGGGTCCTCGCTGCTGTAGGCCTTGAGCAACGCCGGCAACGCCGCGCTGTGCGCGTCGGCGATCCGCTGAGCGGCGGCGCGCGCCTGGTCCTGGTAGAACCCGCCGCTGATCTGCCCCAACGCCTGGCCGACCGGCCCCGAGCTATAGGCGAGCTTCGAGGGGTCGCTAGCCAATGTGGCGGCGATCCCGCCCGAGACTTCGTCGGGTGCCGCCGGCGAGCCGCCCTGCAACATATCAAGCAGACTGGGCATCTATTTCCCTCCCGTGCTAAGCCGGTGCCGCCAGCAACATCGTGCTCAACGCATCCAGGGCCGGCGGAATTGCGGATGGGGTGCCGGCGCCTGCGGCGCCGGCACCGCCGAGCAGACCAAACAATCCACGGCTGCCACCAAGCAGGGTGCTGAGGTTCTGCCCGGTCAATAGTTGCGAGCCCGTATTCGCGCCGCCGATCAGGTTGCTGAGCTGGGCCTGGCCGGCGTTAAAGCCGAACAGGTTTTGCCCGGTCGCGGCCCTTTGGGCATCGCTGAGATTGGTTGGCTGGGTGGCGATGTTGCCGGTGGCTCCAAAGGTCGGGATCGACAACGGCCAGGTCGGCGCCAAATTGCTCGTTCCGGCAGCCGCGCCGACCCCGCTGGTGCCGGTGCCAAAGAGCCCCTGGCCGATCCCGAGCTGGGCGTTCGCGGCGGTGAACGGCGCGCCGAACATCGCCTGGGAGCGCTGCAGGTTGGCCTGCTCGGCGTTGATGTTCTGACCGGCCGCCCCGGTCACCGCCTGGTTGTAGAGGTCGGCCAAGTTGAACCCCTGGCCAAACATTTGCCCCTGCGCCTGATTGGTGAACTGGCCTTGCGCGACGTTCTGGCCGAACCGCTGCTGCTGCGCTTGGTTAGCGAATTGGCCGGCGCCCAGCGATTGGCCGAACAGCGATTGCTCCTGCGCATTACCGGCCGCCACCGCGCTGTTCTGCGCCGACTGGTAGGCTTGCTGCTGCTGGCGGTCAAAATCGCCGGTCGCCCGATCATAAGCCTCGGTGCCGGGCTGCAACCCCTGATCAGCCAGCGCCTGAACGAGCTGCTGGCGGCCCTGCTTGAACTGGGGGTCCAAGTATTGCGTCTGCTGGTTGTAGGCGGCGTCCTGCGCCTGCTTGATGAGGGTCGGAAAATCGGAGCTGACGCCGGTCTGGATCGGGCCGCCGCCGGCGACGCTGGTCTGCACCCCCGGCAAAGCCTGCCCGCCGGCCCCGCCGCTGACATCGGTGCGAAACGAGCCCGGCGTCAGATAGCCCGCCGGCTGGACATTCGAGAGGTCGAGCCCGGTCGGCAGGTTGCCCGACTGAGTATAAGCCGCATTGAGCGGCCCGCGCGCCAACGCGGTCAGGTCGAGCCCTTGCGGCAACAATGTGTTGGCGCCGCCCGAAGCCAGATTGCGCACCAGGGATTGCTGCCGGTTGTAGAGATCTTGCAGCTCGGGGCTGAGCTGTTGGTTTAATGAATAGCGTTGCTGCCCGGTGGTCGGGTCGGTGTAGGGCGTAAAGGCGCTGGTACCCCAGGGCGAGGTCGCGTTGACATTGCTCAGCGCCGCGGTGTTTTGCGCGGTCGCGATGTTCGACTGCGTTTGCGCATTGGCCAATGCGGTCGGGTCGACCGGCTGGGTCGCCTGGCTGCTCCCCTTCGACATTCCCCGATCCTTACCAACGGCACTCCTCGGGCGTCATGCCAAAGATCACGGCATCGCGACGGCCGGGAAGGGCGGATTTCAGGAGGCCCTCTTGGCGAAAGCCAAGGCGCTTGAGAAAACCTCGAACGTCGTGGTTTTCGGCCGCGGTGACAGCGCCTAGCCGCGTGCAGCCGAGCTGCCTAAACGGGTAAGCAAAGATCGCCGCCAGATTGCGGCGCGAGCACCAGCTGGGCTCGGTCGAGGCGATTGAGGCCTCGATCGAGGGCCAGCGGCAATTGTTGTAGACCACCCCAGCGACGAGCTCGTCGCCGCGGGCGATGCCGATCGCCCGGCACGGCCCCCAGGTCTCGACATGCGGGGTGCGCTCGAGCACCCATTCGGCGACTGCGGCATCCCGGCCGACGACGACCTGCGTCGGCCGGTCGCGCATTTGGCTCGGCGCGCTAGAGCCCTATTCCCGGCTCGATGCGAAAATCGGTGCGCGTCCAGATCCACGGTGCGATGTTTGAGGTGACCGTGTGCATGGCGACGGAGATCGCCGAGCCGTCACCCTCGGCGACGTACCACAAAACTTCGGTCGAGGTCGGGCGCTGCCACGGCGTGCCCCAGGGGGTCGTGTTCCACGGTGTGCGCACACCGTATTGCTCGACCGGGCTCGGTGTCTCGGGCTCGGCATAGTCAAAGCCGACACCAAATTCGTAATAGACCGCCGAGGCCGTGCGAACGACCGGGCGGATCGCCGCCACCCGCTTGTTGTGCGCGGTCCCCATCAGGCTCCACGCCTGCAGGGCAAAGGCGTCGATCGGTCGTTGCTCGGCATTGGGCTGCTCATCGGCGGCGGCCACCCCAAACCGGTTGACCGTGCCATTCTCGGTGCCAAAAAAGATCTCGTCGTCGTCGACCACCCAGCAATACGCGTTCAACCCGCGATAGCGGGTCCAGGCGTCAATCCCGGTCAAGTAGATGTGTTGCTCGAAATTGCTGTAACCAGCGCCGGGATCGGGAGCGACCAACGGCACATTGACAATCAGCCGGCGCCCGCCGCCCCAATAGATCATTTGCCAACCGAGCAAGCTCTTGCCCTGCGCGGTCGCCGCCATGCATGCCCCGGAGGCCTTGGAGCGCGGCGGGAAAACACCCTCGCCGAGCGCTTTGATCAATTGCGAGAGTTTGACGTAATCGGTCGAGCTGATCATGTAGAGATCGCCGCCATAGCGGCACAACGCGCGCGGCAGAACGGCGCCGCCAAAGGCTGGCTGGGCCACCGTGTAGCTGCCCTGCAGGTTCCAGCCGGTCGCCGATCCCGAGGGGGGGATGTCGGGGTTGGTGCCGACGTAGATCAGGATCTCGGCGCTCGACAGAAAAAACACCGTGTAGCTGGCGATCCCGGTGCCACCGTCATAGGTCAGCGCGCTGACCGAGATCAGATTGGCCCCGTCCGAGGTCACCATGTCAAACGGGAACCAGTGCAGGATCGCGCCCTGAAACGCGTAGGGCACGGACGAATACCAAAACCCCGGCGAATGCCCGTCCCACATAAACAACAGGTTATGCACGACCGCCAGCCCGATCATCGTCGCGCTGTTAAAGGGCGGGTAGATCGCGCTGCCGGCCGGCGGGCTCGGATCGACAGTGATGTTGAGCGCGGCCAGGCTCGCCCCGTCAAAGACCTGCAGCGGGTCGCGGCCATTGGCGAGCAACAATCGGCCGTTGAACATGACCGTGTTCCACCACCCCGAGGCAAACCCGGCACCAAGATTGGTGGTCTCGCCAACCACCCACAGGTTGCCGCCGGCGCCCGCGATCATCTTCGACTGATCGCCTTTGCGCCATACCGCAAGCGTGGTGACCGGGTTGCCGCCACCATGCTGATCAAAGATCTGGCTGCCCTCACGCGGGATGATACCTGCGTAATCGGGCTGAAAATTGTCGAGGGTGACCGCTTCTTGCGGGTCCATCGCCTCGTAGGGGTCGCGGGTGTTCCAGCCCTTGTAGGGTGCGGCCAATGGGAATGGCTCGGCGATCAGCGGGGCGGCCTGGCGCTGGCGGGGGACCGGCATCTCAGGTCCCCGGCGGCAATTGCGGCTCGCGCGGCCGCGGCCGTAACGGACCCTCCTCGGGTACCGCCCCGCCACCCAAGGTCAGCCACTCCTGATGACGCAGGGCCGGGGTCTCGGGTGGTCGGGCATTCGCCGGGGTGGCCGGCGGTGATGGATGAGCCGTACCTGGTGCGGGCGGCAATGGCGGGCGCGGCGCCAGCAATGGCGGCAGGCCGAGATCAGGCGGCGGCTGCCAGTCCGGGCGCTCCATTGGTGCCACGATGCGGGCGATATCCATCGGCAACGCCGGCGCCGGCGGCACCGGCGGAAACGCACCCAAACTGTATTGGCCGATAAAATCCTCGCGGTAGAATGGCACCAATTGCAGGGTCATCATGCCGCCGACGCGGGCCACCGTCTTGTCGACCTCGCGGTCGTACTCGTCCTTTTCCTCGTCATAAGCGAGCCCGAGCCGGCGCAGCATCCGCCAGCGGGTGCCGAGCTCGACCAAGGTCTCGCCGATCAAGGTGGTGTCGTTGTCGTTGGTCCAGTCGGTTCCGGTGGTGCCGTCGGGATGCTGCACGGCATGTTGCGATTGGTACTCAAAGACAAACTGCGAGGTTTGATCGGTCGCCGCGACCAGCGGGTCGATCGAGAACATCGTCGGCGCGCCGACTTGGGCACCCGACGGCACACGAATCCGCCAGCGCCGCCAGATCGTCGCCCGGCCATAGATCGAGCTGCGGTAGCGTTGCCATTGCTGCGGGCTGAGCGAGCCGCGCATCGCCCAATAGCGCGAGCGCTCCCACACCGTGTCGTCGATGATCTTGAGAAAATCGGGCGGCAGCGGGTAGTCCGAGGCGCCATTGGCGGTGAACTCGTATTCGATCACCAATTGCGCCCAGGCGGCCCTGCGGACCAACGCCCACAGGGCTCGGCGGGTCTGCTGGATCAGCCGTTTGGCCGAGGGCGAGCGCGAGCCGATGATCGGCGGCACCGGCTCGTCGATCCCGATATCCTGGGCCACATTGGTGCAGATTGTGGCAAGCGTCATGGCGGCCCTCCTCGGCGGTATCGCGCGCGCCTCACCCGCGGCCCTGGCGCTCGTCGATGCGCCGGCTGATCTCCTTGGCGAGCCCCCGGGCTGGCCGCCGCGACGGCGGTTTTGATTGTCCGGTCTGGCTCAGCGCGATGGCGACAGCCTGCTTGGGGTTGGTCACCGGCGCGCCCGACGAGCTCTCGAGGTCACCCTCTTTAAACTCGCCCATGGTTTTGGCGACCTTGCGCTCTTTGCCGGCCTTGGTCTTGGGAATGGCCTTCGCCATCGCTCACTCACGCGCGGCGAGGCCGCCCCCCTGCGTTGCCTCGGGAGGCCGCGGCTCGGCGGTCTCGGGCATTGCCTCCGGCTTGACACCCCAGAGCGCGCGATAGGCCGCATAGGCCGCCGGGTAGCGCACGGCATCCTCGGCATTGGCGAGCTCGACCGCTTCGCGGCGGCCACCATCGACCTCCCAGCTGTCCTCACAGGTGGCGATCCCGATCAGCAGTTGGCGAGTGCCGCCGCGTCCCTCGCGGTTCTCAAAAAAACGCACGGTTTGCATGTCGTCCTCCTCTCGCTAGAAATTTCGATGGTGCGGCCCGCGCGGAGCGCCGCTGATGCACTAAACGGGAAATCACCCGGCAAACACCCGCCGAGAGTTCACGCTCACCAGCGGGCTTCCTAGAGGCTTTTCCGGGTAGAAATCGATTAGGTGATTTCGCGAGCCTCGCGGATCGCCAACCCAAACTCGACGATCGCCTCGTCGGCCACCCCAAACGGGTATTGCTCGAGCCGTGCGCACAGCGTGTGCCACTGCTCCTCGGTCAGGATCACGCTCTCGGCCTTATCTTCGACCGCTTGGGCGATCGGCCGCATCGCCTCGACCGAGCGAAATACCAGCTCGAGGCTGAGCCCGCCCGGCGGCGCGCGGGTCAAGACCTGCTGCAGCACGTCGCTCCACGTAAAAGGTTCCGGCCGGGAGCCGTTGATCGGCCTCAAGACACCGCTGCGCAATTCGATCTTGCGTGCCATGAGCGCTACCCTTTGAGCGAGCGTGCGTCGAAATGCTCAACCGTCACGGTCTGATCATAGGCAAAGACCCCACGGCGCCGCCCGCGCGAATCGTAGTGCTCCATCAGCAGCTCTTTGACGCGGCCAAATAATTCGTCAAAAGCCTTTCCGGCGGCCTCGCGCCGCTCATGTTCCTCGCGCAAGGCATTGATGATCAGGTTGGCCGCCGCACCGACGACGTGCGCGCGCCCAAACCCGGTCGCCGCGCGCGACAGCGCGTCAAACAAGACGCGCTCGCGATCGCCGACGAGCCGCCGGTCGAGCAGCGGATCACTCATAGATTGAAGATCCCGGCGGCGTTCCAGGTAATGGTTATGTTGCCGCCGTTCGGGGTCACCGAGGTAAACCCGCTATCCTCATACAACACCAGCCGCCAGGTGGTATTGGCTCCGGAATTGTGCCGGTAGAGGATCAACGAGACGATCGCCGGGCCGGTGGCCACCGCGGTGTAGGTCAGCCCCCCGGTGCTGCCAAAGATGCCATTGGCGATGCTCGGCGGGGTGATCCGCGCGTCGACCCCGGCCTGACCGGTGACCGAGGAATAAAACTGATGCGCCGCCGAATAGGTATAGCCCGCGGTCCCCAGCGCGCAAAACACCCCGTCCAGGGCCGTATCGGTGTCAAGATTGACGTTGGTGTCCGCGTGGAGCAGCGCTTGCTTGTAAAGCGGGTAGATTGCATTCGCCATTTTGGGGAAACTCCTCTCTTCCCATTGTCCGTTAATCCGGCTGCACGTCGATCGCCACCCACCGGCCATTGCATCGGCCATAGACCCGGCTGTCTTGCGGCGCGTCCTCGATCCCGGCTCGTGTCGGCCCGGCTCGGCGGGTGACAAAATAGACGGGCAACGGGTTTGTGATGCTCGGCGGGTACCAGCCCTGCACATTCGGGGGATCGCCGGCGCGCTGTATGATCGGGCCGAAGACATTGTCCGGATCGGGATACAGCGCGGGGGCAAGATTGACCGAACCCAACCCGATTGCCGGCGCAAAGACAGTGTCCGGATCGGAATACAGACCAGGGGCCAGGACGAGAGCGCCGGGGCCGACGGCAACCACCGGCGCAAAGACATTGTCCGGATCGGGGTACAGACCGGGGGCCAGATTGACCAACCCCCGCCCGATCGCCGGCGCAAAGACATTGTCCGGATCGGGGTACAGACCGGGAGCCAGATTGACCACACCACCGCTGACGACCGGGGCATAGACATTATCCGGATCGGGATACAGACCGGGAGCCAGACCGAGAGGGCCCGGGCCGACAACAACCACCGGCGCAAAGACATTATCCGGATCGGGGTACAGACCGGGAGCCAGATTGACCAAACCCAGCCCGATTGCCGGCGCAAAGACAGTATCCGGATCGGGATACAGCCCGGGAGCCAGATTGGCCACACCACCGCCGATGACCGGGGCATAGACAGTATCCGGATCGGGATACAGCGCCGGGGCGAGATTGCCGGCAGCCGCACCCCCCAATACCAAGCGGCGGGTTTTACCCAGGGCGACGCGCCGGATGATGACGCCGGTTGATGGCGTGACCACACCACCGCCGATGACCGGGGCATAGATATTATCCGGATCGGGATAAAGCGCGGGCGCGAGATTGCCGGCACCCGGTCCCGCACCCGCCAATACCAAGCGGCGGGTTTTGCCCAGGGCGGTGCGCCGGATGATGATGCCGGTTGATGGCGTGACCACACCACCGCCGATAACCGGGGCATAGACATTATCCGGATCGGGATACAGCGCGGGGGCGAGATTGTCGGCAGCTGGAGCTAATGTGAACTGAATAAAGTATGCTGGCGTTGCCAGTGGGGAGGCCGGATAATTGATATTGAGGGTATTGTTGCCGGCCGGATGGATTGCTGCATTGTTATCAAAAATGCCGCTTATACCGAAAGTATCTTCGACCCGTAAGACTGTGCCAACCCCCGGGGTGGCTGCAGTAGTTCCAGTGACCACCCAAGCGTAGGCGAGATCCCAACAGTTATCGGCTATCGACGTAATCGTGATCGCCGCGCTGGCAGGACCGACGGGCTGATAGGTGACTTGGGAATGGTCTACCGGCAGAGATTGCGAGACGCCTTGGTACTCGCTGACTACGACTCCTATGTAATGAGAAGTTGCTGCATTGACGACGACATTGTGACTGCCCGCGGCCGTATTGCCGAGAGGCAATGCATAAGCATAGGTAAACCGGCCGCCTGCTCCAGAGGTAGTATTATTCGCCTTGGCAATGAGAGTAGCCGATACACCATTATAGGTAACTGACGTGATATCGTCAGCGCCCCCGGTAATATTGTCTCCAAAAATACCAATGACCAGAAAGCCATTGGTATCGGCACCTCGCGAATATGCTGCGGTATACGAGTTGGTGGTGCCCCCGTTATTTCCGAGGGCTGCCGCACCGACAAAAGCGATCGCCATGGCCTACCACCTCCCCTCCCGCGAGTGGCAGGACCTCACATGCGCATGACTTATGGGTTAATTTGGCGGCACCTTGACCATGCCACGCCAATCCAATCCTACACCCGTCGAGATCGCGTAAGCGGGCGAGGTGTTGCCGAGGGTCTGGGGGTAGGCACCGGAGCCGGTGACCGGGGGGTATCCGGCCGACGCGCGGTCCTGGAAAACGAAATTGGTGGTGCCGAGCGTCCCGAGGTTGATGTCGAAGGCGTTAGTGGCGGCATTATGAGACGTAGTACTGGTGACGACGGCCGAGCCGCCCCCATTCTGCATCTGAAATACTGTTCCCCCGCTCGTCCCATTATTGTATTGAGCAGCATTCCGGAACACGAAGGTATTGCCCGCGGCCGGATACGGAGGCGAAGGCATCATTGGCTGCCATAGCAAAATAAATTGTCTGAATGTGCCGCCGTCTGAAACAAACACATTGTTCTGGACATCTTCAAACGCATTTGGCAAGGGTGTGATGGGGTTGTTGTCAGAGGCATATCTAAGGATATCAAAGCTGTTGCTGTTACTCCAAGTATCATTACCCATGTCGCCATTGACGAGCAAGCTGTGGCTCAAGTGGAGAACGTATCCAGTAGACTGATCTATTACTTCAGAGCCGTTATATATCGGATCGATGTTCAACAAAATCATCGTGTTGTCGATGGTGGTCAAGTAAGACCTAGTCTTGACGTCATGCCCTTGACCGGTCGCTTGCTGGATAATGCTGTTCTTGATAGTCAACGGTGAAGTTAAGTTACCCGCGCCAAAGTAAAGCACGTGCTCTTGGCCGCCGCCGCCGGCTCGCGCGAGCTGGCTATTATAGATGTTGAGGCCACAATTATAATTATCCCCAGTTATTATCCCTTGAAGCGCATCGCGGATGTAGACGTTGCGCAGAGTGGTGAGCCCGCAATTCAACCCCCGCGCAAGCCACCCACCAAACCAAGGACCGAATTCGATATTGTCGACCGTCAATTGGCCTGGCCCGGTGCACTGGAGAAGGCCGCCACCCGTATGGTCTATTCCATACAAGTGTGGAAACACAGTCCCATCGGTGCCGCTGGAGCCAATGATCCCCTTTACCCAGAGGTGGGCAACGAGAGTCGTGTCTGGGCTGATAAAAGCCCCAGGCAGGATCTCGTGATCATAATCAGCGACTTGCACAGTCACGAGCACGTTGTCCCACGAATTGCTCTGAGCAAAACTGATGGCGTCAGCGGGAGATGTGTACCCGCAACCGGAAGGACACACGGTGAGGGTGTGCGCGGGGACAAACGGGTCAGCCGCAACCGAGGCCGGCAGCGCGTTGCCGAGCGGCTGCACATAGGATGGCGCGATCGTGAACGCCGTCCCGTTTGCGACGAACCCCAAGCCGCTGTCATCAAGCTGCGTCAGCACCGGCTGCGGGCGATCCGACCCGGCGCGCGGAATGGTAAACGCGTAAACGCCATCTCCGGAGATCGGCACGGCACCATAACCGCCATTGTTCATTGAATTGTAATTGAGCGTCAGCAAAGCCGCGGTCGGAGTGAGCGACGTGCCTACTACGGTGACATGGATGGTCTGGCCCGGAGACGGGTTGGTGTTGTCGGGGCAAGCGTTCGGGGAGGGGCCAGGGTTTAGCGCACACGTCACGCCGACCGGGGGGGTGCCGCCACGGGCCCATGCGAACGATCTGGCGTCCGCCGATCCCGCAAGCAGCGCCAGCACAGCCAGCAACAGCAAACCCCGGGCGATCATGGGCAATGCACCACCGGCCCCGGCGCGCTAAAGGGACACGCGCCCGCATCGACCGCTCCATGTTGTTGCCATAGGTCAAATGCCTGGCCAAAGCCGATCGCTGGTGACCCATTCTGCAGCGCGAAATTCTGCCCGGTGCTGCTGTTCGGAACCAACGCCGTCATCAGCGGGTCGACCGCGATGCTGTTTGCTCCAGGACCGGTCGTCGGATAGGGCTGCGCCAGAGCCGCGAGACCGCTGCCACCCGCAGCGTAATAAGACAGATTGGTCTGAAGAACATTTTGCGGGGCCGGGAACGTTCCCCCACCGGAGACCTCGAGCATAACCGCGCATGTAAAGGTCACAGTCGTATCCTGAAGAAAATATTGATTACAAGAATTAGACAGCGGAACCGTCTGCATCAGATTGTTTATGAACGTCCCCCGATACGAATCCATCACCAATAGTTCCCCGCCGTATCTGAACTTGGCGTTGCCGATGTTCCATTTATTTGAATACATCGTATTGTTGGCAAACGTAGCATTCATCGTCGGCGCCCCAACCGCCTGGAAATACTCTATGCCGCTACCGCCGTTGTAATACGCCAGATTGCCCATCACCAAGATGTTGCCGTCGTACGGGCATACCCCTCCAAACCCGGCGCACCCGTCCTGTTGATGACTCAGGTCGTCGAGGATGAGCCCCTCGCCATCGGTGTTGGAGCCGCTGGTAAAGGTCGTGCCAGGGGCGATCGTTTGCGGTGATGGCGTGATCGTATAGGGGCCGCTACCGGCGGTGATGTGGGTGCCGTACGCGACACCGGGGCCGTCCATGTAAACACCAGGACCAAAATCCCCCGTGCCGGCCGGCTGCTTGCCGCCATTGATCCCCGAGCTCAGCGTCAGCGTCGATCCCGAAATCCCGCCTTGGAAGTTCCACACCGGGTTGTAGTTGTGGTACATGACGTTATAATTGAAGACCATCCGGTACTGGAGCCCAGTGGTGGCCGAGTGCCACATCTGATCTTGAGCGGTCGGCGAATAGCTCGGCGTTCCGACCGGGCCAAACAAAGACATCCCCGAGCCAGCATTCGCGCTGTTGCCGGAAACCCCGGATGCGCAGTCATGCCAGACGTTGTGCAAAATCCACTGCCAATCCTGACTCCAGATGACCACGCAAGCGCCAGAGTAATCGTGAATGTCGCTGTTCAGCAACATCACATGGTGGATTGAGCCCGCCAAGGAAGGCGTAAAGCCGGACCCTCCAATAAAATTACTCCATCCCCAGACGGAGTTGTTGACGACGTATGTATTGTTGGAATAAATCTCAAACCCGTCAAAAATTAGGTAGGCCGCCTGGGCGTCCATCCCCCCGCCGTTCGGCACGTAAATCTGGCAGCCGGTTCCTTCGCCTGTCAGAACACCATTTACAAACCCGGCCGACATGACGCCGCAGCGCCATGCGACGTAGCCGTTTACTGACGCCGCATTGCCGCCGTGAGTGACATTCAAACCAACGCCAAAGGTGCCCGGGGCCAACGTGTAAAGACCCACGGCAACATTCACGCAACTGCCGGCCGGTAGGGCTTGCCCGGCAGCGGTGAGGATGTCCCACGGGGTGCCCGGCGATAGGCCGTTATTGCCACTGGTCCCGGTCGTCGAGACGTAATAATTCGAGCTGCAATTATAGAGCGGGTGAAGATTGTAGAAAGGCAGCCACGGACCCGGGGGCTCCAGCGCCGGAAGGGTCGCCGGCGCAGCACCGCCATGCGCTCGAATAAAAGACCTGGCTTGCACGCTCGCCGCTAGGCATATGCACAGGAGAGCGAGAAGTTTCCACATCCGCGGGCCACCCTTAGGGATGTTTGAATGCAGCGATCGACCCCGTTACTTGTTGCGATGCCATCGCATAGGTGTGCGTTATTGTGCCAGAAGTAATAAGTTGATATGACGAATTTTTCCCCGTGTCGGACGTAAAGTCAATCTGGCTTCCTCCAATAGCAGTAGGGGAAGCGATGGTTACAATATTGGAAGACACCACCAGATCGTTGGTCTGGGGAACCGCTCCGGTTGTGGAGATACTCATAGACGTCGTTGACGCGTTGAAAGTGTTCCCAAGGCCCGCGTCAGCGGCAGTTGTCGCCACCCCAGAAAATTCACCGATCATCGCACGAGGGCCATTGACGCTATTGTCGGCTTGTGTGGTAAAGCCAAAATTAAAAGTTATGTTTGCAGAGGTAGGGTTGTTCATACAATACCAAATGTCGGAGAATTGCTCCGAACCAGTGACTCCGCTATTTATAAATGTGCCGGGAGAATGCGAACAAGATGCGCCATTGCTCGAGCCGTTGAAGACGACAGCGGTAGCTAAATTGTTTTCAGCTGAAGCGTTGCCGGATATTAATATGACAAAGAAGTTCCCCGCCGCAGTACCATTTATTATCGGCGTAAATGATGAAATACCACCCCCCGCATTGACCGTAAAGTTGTCCTGCACATGGGCAATCGGACTGCCGCCACCGATCGAGCCACGCTGGACCATATTTGCGCTCGGATGGTCGGATAGATACGTGAAGCTCGCAACGAGAACTCCGACGTAAGCCGCGACGCATAAGAAATGTCGAAATTCCATTGCTGACACGTCACTATGTTAGAGATTATTTGAAGCTAATCTGGGTTGCCGCCGTCGCGCAGGCACGCGTTGCGCCACCGCTGGATCGTCTGTGTGTCACAACTGCTAGGGGTACACTTCTGCTGCACGTCACGGTACAGTAGACAGGAAAAGGGGACCTCGCGCCTGTGCTGCATCGGGGCAGGTTGCGCCCTGGCGCTGGCGCCAAAGACGACCAAGCAAAGCCCGATGATCAGCGCTCTGATCAGACCGACGCCGTGAATTACGGCCCGATCCCAGCCCGACAAGTCGGCCCCCACACATTCATTGTCGTGGTGCCGTCGCCGGTATAATTAAAATTGCCGCCGCTCTGGTAGGGGTTCTTCGACATATACAGGGTCTGAGCAACAGCAACCGGGCCGCCCGAGGCCGCCGTCATGTCTGAGGAAATCCACACTCGCCACCATCCCCCGCCCTCGGGGGCAGAGCCCGGCGTGCCTAGCACCACCGCACCATTGCTCACGTAATATGGCGGCTGAAATGCGCCCGTGGTTAGGTCAAACACTGCTTCGGCATGGGCGCTTGAGGAGAACATAGCTGCCACCGCATACCGCGTGGCTCCAGTGCCGGCCTTTACGTCCCACGCGCAGGTAGCAATGCTCTCTCCAAGAGTCGTGGCCTGATCAACTTCGTGACCGCCGTTGCTCGTATCCTCGGTCATCCGTGCGGCTGTGCTCGTGCCAATCGGATCGCCCGCAAGACCCGTCGTAAACGACGTGAGCCCCACCGTAGTCCACCCGCTGGTCATTCCGTTGCCGCCCGTCAGCTCGTTGGCTGGCGGGGTCACCGAGGTTTTAGCGCCGACGATGGTCTTGCCGCTTGCCGTCACCGTGTAGGTTGTATAATCGCAAACCCGCGCCCCGGTGCTCAGGGTGGGGGGGTTCAAATAGCTCGCGTTGAACGCCGCCGCATCGCTGCCGGCGGCACTCTGACAGGTCTGGAGCATCCCGCCATAGCCCGGCTGAAACGGCACAGGTGCGGCAATGGTGTAGGGCCCGCCGGTGTGCGGCAGATTGAACAGGACATTGGGGGATGCCGCAAAATTTGGCGTGTATACGCTCCCGCTGAGCGATGCCGATCGAAACGCCACACCATAGGGTGGGCTCGTGAATTGCGGCGCCAGCGCTTGCTCGGTCGCCAGATTAAAGAACGCCGGCACGGTGGTCGGGATGACCGAGAACTGGCTACTCGTCACCGAACCGCTCTCGATCCAGAACGCCGAGAGCATCCCGCCCTCAAAATCGTTGCTCGCGTCCACCCGGATATTGTTGTTTGATCCATTAAACCGAAACGCGGCGTTCATGCTCGTATGCGAGGTATCGCCGTAGCCGTATAAGCGGTTGCCGAGAAACGTCAGATGCTGACCATTGGTGATCAGAAACATCTGGTCTGAAAGCCGGTCAAAGTAGTTGTTGGCGATGATTACTTCTTGGCAACTTCCGCAGTAAATGCTGTCGCCGCCATCTTCAACCCGGTTGTTGATGAATTGGCCAGACGAGCCGAGTTGGACCTGCCCTGCTGTCGTGCCGCCGCCCCCGGATCCGTTGGCGACAATCCAATTGTCCTGAATGATGTCGTCGGTTGTGGCCGGTGAACTCGCCAAGCCCCAATGAACATTGCCATACATAAAATTATGCACAATCCAAGCGGTTTGCGCGAGACCGGAAATCTTCTGATGCGAAATACCAATGTCGCAATTGGCAGTCTCCGTCCACATTACGGTTACGCCAATACCTCTGTCATCTATGTTGATGCATTTAACCTGGTTGCCATCGCCAAGATTACCTACGACAGTAATACCCCCGACGACACTATTATTGCCTGGCGTGATGTATCCACTGTTAGGGTTGAACCTCGCTCCGGAACTATCAGGACAATAAATCAGGGTCTTTACGCCATTTGAGGAGTAGCCATTCGAGCCCGGGTTGGAATTGCTCATCACGCCCCAAAGGACTTGATGATCGGGCATTATCCCGGCCGCGTCGGAGCAGATCCGCCACGGCGTTGGCACGCCGGCCAAATTGACGTTTGACATAAACACCGGCTGATTGCCGGCGAGCGCCGTCTGCAGCGTGGTCTCGTCCTCGATCGTGTTTTTTGGGATAATAAAATTCCAGCCGGCAATCGGCCCAATTTCCTGGGCTTTGAGGGTCGTGGCAGCACAAACCGCAAGCAAGAACAGCGCGAGCGGCACTCTCATCGGGTCACCACAGCGCCGTGATAGGTCACCGGATTACCGTGGTAGGTGATGATGTGCGCCGAACCGCCATGTCTGCCGCGAAGCAATCCCTTCGCCGTGGCGGATGTGAGAAAAATCGCGATGGCGATCAAAGCCACCGCAAGACACGCCCTCATCGCACCATTGCCTGGATCTTGCCGCGCCCGGTGGTGCCGGTGCATCCGGCTCCGGTGCACACCGCGTAGAGCTCGGTATTGGCGGCAATCTGCGCCGCGGCGCTGATCACCCCCAAATCCTGAAACGAGATGCTGCCGGCACCGGCGGTCAATGAATTAGCATTGCACGGGGTAACGCTGAGCTTGGTCCCCGAAGTCGTCACACTCGCCGGAGCCACCGTGTTGGCCGCCGCCCAAACATCGATCGAAGCGGCGGCACCCTCGACGGCAGCGATGATGCAGTTGAGTAGGTAGAGCGTGTGCGGCTTAAAAAAGCCCACGATCGACAAGGGTGTGGTCGACAGATCCGCACCCCCTGACCAGGTCAACGGATAGGACCGCGTCGGCGCTAACGGCAGGTTGATTGCGTTGGCAGCGGTCGAGGTGATCGGCATCAGCGGTGTATCGGCCGGGATCGTGACCGAGCCGCCGGGCGACCCGTTGTCGATCGCATCGACGGCATTGGGGGTTACTGTGGCGGTGACGCCAATCGTCGAGACTGTGACGCAGCCGCTGCCCGGCAAGGTCGACACCGGCGGGATCGTCAAAATCCGGCCGGCCACGGTGAACATATAGCTCTGGCAGGACGACCACTTGCCGACATCGATCGTGTCGGAGATCGTGATCGCCGGCCCCGAGACGAGCGGCGACTGGTTGATAAAATTGGCGCCGTCATAGACCAGGCACACCGTCGAGGGTCCGCGGATATCGCCGAGCCCGACGGCGAGCGTACCGACCCCGGTGTTAAAGGCGATCGGCTTGGCCGCACCATTGTTGACCCGCAAGGTGGGGGCGGCCCCGCTCGTCGTCGCGATCAGACCGCACACGCCATGCCCGGGCGACAGGGTGAACCCGGGTGCGGTCGCTGTGTAGGCGGTCGAGGTGCCGCCAAAGGTGGCGGCGAAGAGAGCGACACTTTCCGCCGACACGCCCTGGCCGCGCGCCGGCACACCGGCCAGCAGGATCGCTGCGGTCAGCGACAGAAGTTTTTTCATGCGCGTGGTCCTAGGCATAGCTGACCAACGAGTGGCGGGCGTAAAAATTGGTCAGTGTCGCGTCGAGCGCCGCCCCGCTCTGGTTCAAGACCACCAGCGCCCAAAAGCTCGGCATAAAGCCGAGGATCGAATACACCGAGAACTCGGGGAAGATGTAGTTGGTCGCGTTGGCGACCACCCCGAGCACCGGCTGTAGCGGCGTCAGACCAGTGAGCGAACCGGCCTGGTCGGTCGTGGCATTGGGGTTGATGCCGTTGGTCCAGTTGGTGCCGTCCTCGCTGCACACCAGAAAAAACGACACCGTGCCCGAGGCGCTGACGCCGGACACCCCCGACCTGATGGTAATCGGGGCGACATTGTCGTCGTAATACTGCGTAACCGATGCGCCCAGCGAACCCAACCCCTTGGCCTGGGCGGTCGGCAAGCTTTGAAGATTGCTGGTTAGCGAAAACGCGGTTAGTGCGGCCACGTTAAAAGGATTTGCCATTACTCTGCCCCTTAACCCTGCTGCCCGCCGATCGCCACCCACTGACCATTGCGCCGGGCATAGACCCGGCCATCCTGCGGTGCCTCGTCGATCCCGGCTTGCCGCACCTCCGGCTCGCCCGGCTGCTGTTCCGTGGTCGCCGGACCGCTGACGACGGCGACCGCCAACGGATTGGCGGTGGTCGGCGGGTACCAGCCCTGGACATTGGGCGGCGGTCCGGCGACCTGGACCACCGGCACCGGATTGTTTAGCGACCAGGGTCCGCCCACAACACTGCGCCCGCTCATCAGCAGGCCTCCTGGCCAAGCTGGAGCGGTGCGCCATCCTCGACCCGCGGCATGCGCAATTCGCGCGGCGGTGCCATCGCGGCAAACTCGTCGAGTGCCGAGACCACCGGGGCGCCGACGGTGAGCGCTCCCGAAAAGTTCGCCGCCGTCGCCGCCTTGGCGATCTCGACCGGGTCGTGCAACGCCGGGATATAGGCTGGTAGCTGCGTCTGCTGGCGTTGATACTCGACCGCGCGGGTCATCTGCAAGAGCTGCTGGCCGAGTGCGTCGACCTGGTTTTCCAGGGTCGAGATGCGCAGCCGCAAGGCGTCGTTCTCGCCAGTCAATTTGGTGGCCAAGGCCTCGCGCTCGGCCTCGTCGAGATAGGCGCGCGCGCGGGCTCGCAGCATCTGGCCGCCCATGCCGAGGTTTTGCACCGCCAGATCAGACAAGTCGCCGAGGTCCTCGACGGTGCGGATATTGCGGTAATTGAGCTCGGCGATCTGCGCCCGCTTGAGGATCGGCCACTCGCTCAACGGCGTGCCACTGAGCGGCGCCTCCTTGCCGGCCTTAAACGCGGCGTAAAGCTCGGGCCAGCGCTCGGCATGCCCCTCGTTGACCCGCTCGACCAGGATCGTGCCCGAGCCGGGGATAAAGATTTTGACAAAATCAACATCGCGAAAGATGTCGCGCCCGGCCTTGACCGAGGCAAAACCGTCGCGCTCGGCGTCGGTGTAAAATTCGGCGCGGGTCTGCCGCGCCGGCCCGTCATAGCTTCGGCTATAGCCCAGCATGGGCTTTCTCCTCGATTTGTAAGGGAGGGGAGGGGTTTAGGTGGCGACGTAGAGGGCGCGGCCCGAGCCCGCCGGCCCCGAGCCCGCCGGCCCGACCAAGACCTGCTGATAGACGACCGTCCCGGCCTCGTTGGTGGTCAGCAAGATGTTGGTCTGACCCGGGCTCAGCTGATCGGCCGCGAGTGCCGCAAAAAATTCGGTCACCGGTGCCAATGGCGCACCCGCGGCACCGCTCGGCGCGCTGCGCACATGCATCCCCGATGCGCCAGCGGACGGGAAGACGATGCGATAAGCCGGCCCGGTGGCCGCGTAGCGCAGCACCAGACCCCCATCAAAGTAGCAATTGAAGTTGACCCGCGCCCCGTCCCCCCCGGCGCCGCTCGACCACGGCACATTGAGGTAATTGGCAAACAGCGAGCTCGCCGCGACATCGCTCGGCGGCGGCGTACCGAGACTAACCGCGTTGGGCCCAAAGACCGCGATCGGGTTCTGCGGGATCGGGTCCCATGAGGGGATTGCCTGACCGGCCAGCCCGCTCGGTGTCGTGTGCAACGCGAGCTGGCCGGTCACGCCGTCAAAGCGCCATTGCAAGGCCGGCCCATTGCCGAGATAGTGCCAGGTCCCGGCGGGGGTGTTGTCAAAATAGGCGTTAAAGGTCATCCGCCCGCTGGGTGGCGGCCCTTGCGACCCGCGCAGACCAAGTGCGACGCACAACACATCGCTGACAAACAAATCGCCATCGGTCGCGTCGGTCGGTGGAAGCGCGCCACCAATCACCAATGGACCGGGGATCGTCAAGGCGCGGCCGGCCTCGCCCAGCATATTGCCGACCAGCCACTGTTGGCGCGCCGGGATAAAAAACCCGGTTGAGGCCGGGCTTATCGCCCAGCTGGCCCCCGGCGCGCGGTCATTAAACCAGTCGGTGCTGTGGGGCCACACATTGATCGTGTTGGGCCCCGTATTGCGGATGACATGAATAAATTGGCCACTCGCCGGGTGCAGCCGCACCCCGCGGATCGCCGCCGTGTCGCCAGCCACTCCCTGGACCAGGTTGAGATTGGTTTCGAGAAGTGTCGCGTCGAGCAGGGTCGAGCCCGCCGGGGCGACTATCACCGGCACGTCGGAGGCCAGCATATGCGCCGCTTTGGCCGCAAAGCCGGTCAACATCAGCTCGCGCTTGGTTGCCATCCTAGACCCCCAACCGAAAAGCCTGGGCGGGCGGCATGCCGACCCCGGTCAAGGCCCGCATCGGCACATTGACGCCGCCCCCCGGCTGATCGGTGCCAAGCAGCCGCGCCTGCGGCGCCGGCATCCCGACATGCTGCAACAGCTGAGCCGGCGCGCCATTGGCACCATCGCTGCCGAGTAATCTCGCCATCGCCGGCGCCATCTTGAGACCGACCAGATCAGCCACCGTGGCGGGCATACCCGCTCTAGTTCACAACCGGGCGCGAGATTTGCACATTGACCGTGGCGTCACCCGCCAGCGCGGCCCCGTTCACCACCGACCCGGTCAGGGCCCCCGCGGTCGCCGCCCCGCCAGCGCTCGAGGCGACCTGACCACCGGTCGCCGAGACCCCGACCGCGGCCGCGAGCGCGATCGCCGCCCCGCTGGTCTTGGCGATCAGGGCATTGCCGCTGATCTGAAACCAGCCAAACTGACCCGCACCGATCGCCGCCATCGCGACCGCCACCGGCGAGCCGCCTTTGGCGCCGGTCGCCGCCAGGGCGGTCGCCGGGGTCAATTGGTTGTAGGTCACCAGCGAGCCCACCACCGTGTTGGCCACCCCCGGCAGATAAATAAACTCGCCGCCGCCGCCATTGACGCCCAAAGCCGGGTCGACGCCGTGCGCGAGCAAGCCCGGGTAGGCCGGCGAGCGCGGAAAAGTATCGACCTGGCGCATCGCTGGCAAACCGATCAGATCGTCTTGAAACGCCCAAGCCATTGATTGCTCCTCAAAATAAAACCCGGCTAAAGCCGGGTTTGCCGCGGGTTTACTTACACCACCTAGTTGATCAGCACGCCTTGCAAAAACGCGTTAGACATGGTCATGTTGCCGGCCCATCCGACAAGTTTGACCATCGCGTCTTGATTGACGGTAAATCGGTCAGGATTGAGCGGCGTCATGTTGCGCTCGCGATGTGGTCTTAGAAATATATAATCTGTATTCAGAAAATACATATGGTTTGACGGCGCACCCGATAAGGTTGCCCAGGTGATGCCGCCACCAATCGGCCCCCCGGTGCCACCCGCGACCCCCTGAAAACCACCATCGAATACGACATCGGCATCCATGAATTTGAGCGACTGAAAACCAGCAACACCCTCGCCTGGGCTAGTAATACGTTGTATAGCTTGCAATGACTCCCAATAAAATGTAAAGTAGGCGTTATCAGCGATAATTAAATCTGGTCGATCTGTACCACGCACTTGGTTGAGCCATTGCCTATTCATCATGGTTTGCATCGTGGCAGTACCTGCGGTGAGCCCGGCCGCAGTAAACGAACCAATATAGGCGCGCCAGAACGGCCACAGTCCGCGATCGATACCGCCGACCACTCCCGAGGTCTCGACATCGGCGACCAGCAACTGCAGACCGCCGATCTGCTTGCCGCCGTCGAGCGTGCCATTGCCGTAGCAGTCGCCCGAGATGCCGTTGGTCATCGTCCGTTCGGCGTTGCCGATGCGGCTTTCGAGCAGGTCGATCATGCGCTCGACCCCGCTGTTCTGCAATTCCTCGAGACCGCTGATCGAGACCGCCACCGCAGCCTGCGCCCACGGGTATTGAGCCGCAGTAAACACATCGGAGGGTGAAAGATTGAGGACGTCGTATCCTGAATATCTCTTGTAAGTGCCGTTCTCCGAGTATTCGAGCTCTTGGACAATTGCTTGCCCACCGTCGACCGGCTTGACTTTGTTGCGCTGGCTGAGACGGGCGAGGATTGCGTTGTTTTTGGTGACGTTGTCGGCGAGCTTGCGCGACCGGCTAAACAAGGTGGTGGTCGTGATTTCACCCCAGTTTGGATTTGGCGAGGGCATGCTTTCTCCCCAGGAATAGGTTTGCGGAAAGGCCTACGCGGTCAGCGCGCCTAGCGGCGGTCGCCAGCCAATTGGGCCCGGATTTCATCGCGGATAGAGCGGTCGGATCCGGCGAGGTCCTGGGGCGCTGCACCGGGTCCGGGGGAGCCAGTGACGCTTGAACCCGCGCGGCGCGCGGCCTCGGATCTGGTCTTCCGCTCGTCTGCCGCTTTCCTTGCCTCGGCATCTCCACGTTGCTCAAGGAGGCGTTCACGGGTTGAGGGGAGGGACCATGCGGCTTCGTCGTAGAGCGACTGCAGATTGAATGACCGACCCGCCTCTTTCTCGATCTTGAGGAGTTCAGCCATGCGGTTCTCTACTTCGGAAAACAACGGATGCAATAATTCGCCGGCACTGTTGCGGGCATCGGCAAACTCTTGATAGACCCGCCGCGCATTCTCGACCTCGCTGCGGAATTGCGCCTCGGCGCGGCCGCGCTCGGCACCCTCTAATGCCCGAAAACGCGCCTCCAGCGCCGGATCGAGCTGGGTCCGCCCGCCATTGGGCGACGGCAGATATTGGTCGTACCCGTCCGGGTGCGGCACATAACCATTATTGGACGGCAGCTGCCGCTGCGGCTGTGCGTCACCACCGGCGGTCGGGGCAAAACCGCGTCTGGCGTTGAGATGCTCGGCGATTTTAAACGGATCGGCTTGGTAGCCCGCGATCAGATTGGCGATCGTCTGGTCGCGGGTCGCCGGATCGGCGAGCCCGACCTCGGTGTTGTACCAAACCTGCAGGATTTCCTTGGGGCCGCGCCCCTCGCCGCGCAGCCTCTCACGGTGCGGCGCAAACAGCCGGTCGATATCGGTATAGTCGCGGTCATAGACCCCGACCCGCTCCTGCATCGCCGGCAGATCCTTTTCAAGCGCCGCCAATTTCTCCAGCCGCGGCTGAAAACCGCGCTCCATGCGTTTGTAGAGATCGAGAAACGGCGCCTTGGCGGGCTCGGGCAAGGCCTCAAACGTAGATTTATCGGCGGCCGCCCAATGCTGCGGGGCGCCGGTGCCGCCAGTCTGATCGGCTCCCGCCCTGTCGCCGGAACCCGGCGATGGCGCATCGGCCGCCGCCGCCGGCGGCCGGTCGCCGGTGGACGACCCGCCAGCGGTCTCGCCGACCGGGGCCGCACCGCTCGGCGGCTCGCCCTCGCGCGGCGGCTGCCCGGCATTGGCCGGCTGATCAATACCCGCTCGGTCATCACCCGCCGGCCGCTCGGTGGTCTGCTCGCGAAAGGTCTCGGCGATCAAATCGCGCAATTCGCTGGGTGTGTTGCCGGTCGGTGGCAATTCGCGTTCTTCGGACATGGCTTTTTACCCCTGGTAGCGTGCCGGCAGCGGCGGCGTGCCATTGGAGCGGCGCGCCGCACCGATCGATGGCGCGGTGCTGCCACGCGCCCGGTGGTGGGCGTCTTCGAGCTCCTCGCGGATCGACTTTTCCTTGGGTTGCTCTTCAGCGTCGGTCTTCTCGGCACCGAGCTTGTGCAAGACGAGCCCGACCCGGCGGTCGGAATTCTGGTCGGTGTCGCGCTGCTCGGCCGATGTCACATGCGCCTCGCCCTCGATCCGAAAATGATCGCCGGGTTTGGGCATCTGGTTGATGCCGAGCTTGCGCAGGCAGTCGTCATCGAGATTGATCACCAGCCCGTGGTGATAGTCCTCAGCCTCCGGCTGGTAGTGGCGGCCATAATTCTCCGCAGCGTTTTTCTTCTCGCGGTCGGAGCGCTTCATCACGACGGTCTTCATCGCCGGTTCCCCAATTGGTGACCTCGTAGGGCCCGCCGACCGCCCCCTCGCAACACGACAGGGTGGCGCACCCGCCGCAGGCCGGGCACCACCCCGGCGGCGCCACAACTGGCGGATTCCGCCAGTTGCAACCTAACTCGTTCAAACCATGGCAGAACGGGCAGGGCATCAGGCCGGATCGGGGCCCAAGATCCGCTCGACCTGGGGGCCTTCATAGCCTTGCTGACGCAACACCTGGGTCGCCTCGGCGCGGCGCTCGCCGGGGTCGCGCTCGATCTGGCGCTTGATGTCCCGGGCGATTTCGCCGGGTGCCCCCTCGACCATCGGCCGTGGGGCGAAGACCGCACGCTCGTTGCCGACCTCGATCAACTCATGCCGGTGCAAATGCTCGCGGTGCTGCGCCCGCCCGTCGATCGTCTCGCCAGTGCGTAGCGAGCGATAGGGCGCCAAATCGCCCTGCACCAGCGGTGCCGGCAAATCCGAACGCGCCAAAGGGATCGCCGGCGGCTGCCACTCGACGAGCACGCCGGCGCGCATGACATAGCGTCGCCGCATGAGATATATCCGTTGCTTTAGGAGCGATCAGCTGCGGGAGGCTGTGCGTCCGTGCGCGGCGCTTCTTGCCCCCTCGCAGCGCCGTCAGATCTCGGCCCTCGATTTCCGCTGCTTCAAGCCCTTCCTGGGCGCTCGCGAACCTCGGCGGTCAGCGCCAACCGATTGATCTCGTCGATCCGCAGCGGCCGACGCCAGTGCACCGCGATCGCAGCACGGCCCAGCTCGCCTGTCATCTCTTCAGTAAACCACGGCTCTCCGGTGCCCAAACCACGTGTTACCTGGTCGCGCGCCGACGCCGCTTGGCGCCACATTGTTGGGCTCCAACGGAGCACCGGAACCGGCCTCGGCTCGGCACGGCGCCACAGCGCAACACTGAGGTGCCAGAGCGGGCGTCCGCCGGCATAGCGCACTCACTCCATTCCGATATTTGCCGTCAGCAGAAACGACAGCTCGCCTTGTCGCCAACCATGGCCCAGCAGGATCTGATGCTCCGGATCAAACACCGGATGCTCCAGCGCGAACAATATGTGGGAATTCATCCTAAAGCGCTCCTACCAGCAGCAAGATCAGCACGACGATCAGCACGGTTCCCAGCATGCCGGCCGGATAGTAGCCCCATTGCTGGCTATACGGCCAGCGCGGCAATCCGCCGGCGATCAAGAGCACCAGCAACACAATCAGGATGACCGCGACCGGCGAAGCGTGCATCGGCTAGACCCCGAGCCGGCGCGCCAGGGCAGACGGCAGACCAGCCCGCATCAGGGTCGCCATCGGGGTGGTTTTGCCGGCACCCGGTGTGTCCGAGCCCAATAGTTTGGCTTGTGCGGCGGGAAAGCCGACCCCAAACAATTCGATCATCAAGGCGCCATTTCGTCCGTCGGTGCCGAGCAACCGCGCTTGCGCGGCCGGCATGCCCGACGCCACCAAATCACGCATCACCGCTGCCATCAAACCCTCCCCGGGATCACACCATCCCGCCGAGATCGCGTGACAAGAGATGGGTCGCGCGCGCCTGTTCCAATGCCGCGCGCTGCTGGATCTCCTGACCCTCCTGGTTGAGCTCGGCGACGCGCAACGCGCCGTCCTGCTGGATCTTGCGGGTGTCGGTCTGCGCCTCGATGTAGGCCTTCATTAGTTCGACCGAGTTTTTCTGCTGCTGCGCCTGGACCTTGGCGGCGTCGATCGCCTGGTCGCCTTGCGCGGTTTTTGCCTCGACCATCAATTCCGCCGGCGACTTGCCGCCGCCGCCCTTTTGCTGCTGCCCATCCGGCGGGGTCGGCGGCGACTGGGCGAGGATCCGGAATGCTTGCTCAAACACCGGTTCGAGACCACGCGCCGAGGGAAACGCCCGCACCCCAAACATGACCAACGCCGCGGCCAGCGGTGCCACCGCCGGGTTTTGCTGAACTTCGGGGATGATCATCTGCAGCATTGGCATGATTGCCTGGAGAAACTCGCTGCGCGCGGCTTTTTCGGCCTGCTCGTCGGGCGCCACCGTCGAATCGGCCTCGATGTCGATCTTGTAGCCGGTCGAGACATCGTGGCGGAGCAGGTGGCAGCCGCCGAGGAACTCGGTGCGCCGCCGTGTGGTTTCGGCATCCCAAGCGGCTTTTTGCTGGCGCCACTGGGCAAACGCCGGATTTAGCATCATCCCCGGCGGCACCATGCCAAAAGGCGCCCCCCCGGTCACCGAACCCGGCGGTGGGCCGGGCCGTCCCAGGGCAGGCGGCCCGGCCATCCCCGATGCGGGGCTCGGTCCCGCCGTCCCCCCCGGCGGCATCGGGCTGCCGCCCGGAAAGCCGATCACGTTGCTACGCTGTTCGGACACGGCTAAATCCTTTCGGCCATGGCCTTACACCCCTCACCAATCCAGGCGGCTCGGCGCAAACATCGCCAAGCCCAATTAAAAAGCCGGCGGCGCGCCGGCAAACGGATCGTGATCGACCGGGATTAGCCGCCACGGGCGTGGCGGGTTGGGGACTACCCCGTATTGCTGGATTTGCGGGCTGGTTTCCCAGACTCGGGTGCCGCGGTCGGGGCTCCATCCGTGGGTTTGGGCGAAGTGTTCTTCGATTTGAGATACGCGCGGCCCCAATGCGGCGAGTAACTCCGCGGACCTTCTCTGTAGATCGGGTCGTCCGGTCCCGGCGATGGCTTCCAGATAACCTTGACCATTGCCCTGCTTGCCCCAATCGTTGGTCAGATAACCATTATCGGCAAAAGCCGGCGTCAATTCAGCCTTGTCGACACCTGCAAAATCAGCGCTATCGAGCGCTTTTGCAACGTGCTTTTGAAAATCGATATTTTTGATCCCCGAGACCGCCGGGACGTTGAGCAATCGGAACCCGTTCTGGGTGGCGATCGGCGAGAAGAAATCCGAGCCGGTGGTCTGGTGCATCGCCTCGACCACCGCGCGCGCCTCGGCAGCGTCGAGCCCGCGGCCGATATCGACATCGACCATGTTGCTGTCGCCCGGTTTGAGGCTCTCCCGATAGGCCGGCATGTGCCAGGCGCTGGCGTCCTGGCGCAACAGCAGCCCACGGGTCGCCTCGGCAGCGGTCAAGAGATCGCGGGTCGACGGATCGACCCCACCGAGATAACCACCTTGCAATGCCGCGCCGGCGAGGCTTTGCGCCTGACTGCCCGGCCGCACCCGGCCCTCAAAGACCCCGGGGCCTTGGAACGAGGGTGTGATCAGATCGCGGCCCTGCGGGTCCTCCAATACCCCGCGGATCGCGGTGTGATAGGCCTCTTGGTCGATCGGTGCGGCCTGGTGGTACTCGGGCAGATGCGCCGCCGCGGTTTCACCGGGCGCACTCTCCCAGCTCTGCTGAGCAAAGCGCGATTTTAGCGCGTCGGCAAAGTTGAACGCGGCATCGCCGACTGGGGTGCCTTCGACGTCCGCTTTCTTGCCGGCCCAGACCGCGGCCTGGATCTGCTCCGGGCGCCAGTCTTCGCCGGTCCGAGCATTCAATACGTCGGCCGCCCGGTCGGCCAAAATTCTGGTGAAATTGTGCTGCCCCAAACTCGGCGCGCCGGTGTAGTAGGCCGCGTCCTTTTCGGCGCCGAGCTCGGGCGGGTACTCGGCTGCACGCATGTTCCAGATATCGTTGACAAAGGGATGCCCCTGCGGGTCGGGGTTCCAGGTCAGACCCAATGCAGTATGAAAGGGTCCGGTCTTCTCGCCGGTGATCGGGGCACCCTGGTAGAGCAGCGGGGCGGCGCGCGCGCCGATCTGCCGGCCACCCTGACCACCAACCGCCAACACCGGTTCACCGGTCATCGCCTGGTTCCACAGGGTGACGGCCTTGGCTGCATTATCGGCGACACTGGTGCGCGGCGAGGACACCGCCAGGGCCGCGGCGAACCGATCGGCCGCCTCGGGATTGCCCGCCGCCGCGAGGATCGCCTGTCCGCTTTTGGCGTACCAGTCGCGCGCCGCCGCACCGGTTTCGGCGAGGCCGGCATAGCGGTTGACCAGCCCGTCCATGTCTTCCGGGGTTTGGATATGGGGCGGCGGGCTAACCGGCTGCTGGGCGCCACTGAGCGGCAACCCGTCCTCGCGTGCCAGATGCTGGGTGCGCAAATCCGCGGCAAACTGAGCGGCTTTGAGCGTGTCGTCGATCGGTGTCTCGAGCGCCCCCGCCGCGCGACCGACCCGGGGTCCGGCGCCGAGCACCACCCCGGCGCCGCCGCCCGGCACCGGACCGGCCAGACCACTGCGCACGATGTCGGCGAACGCCGGCACGCGCCCGGTCAATTCCCCGCTCTGCGGGTCGAGACCGATCAACGGCTGGGTCGAGTAGTCGCGGCTGAGCAACCCCGCCTGGCTTTCCAGACCGCCGCGCGCGACATCGGTAAATGACTGACCGATATCGCTGAGCCGCTGCTTTACGTGCGCTACCGGCTGCTGCCAGAAATCGGCGAGGTCGTGACCGATCTTCTCGAGATAGCCTTGTGGCGGCGGCTCGGTGAACGGATCGTGGTCGACCGGGACCAATGTCGCACCGCTGCCGCTCGGGTCCAAATACGGGTCGACCCGATCTTCCGACATCGGCCCTCCCGTCCGCGGCTTGCGATTTCAGGCATATGGCCGTACATAACGGCAGAGGGGTGCCCATGAACGAGAACAAGTTCGTCAACGCGGTCTTTCAGGTCGAGCAGCTGGTCGGCCGCTTTTCCCGCTCGCCGACCCGACAACGCCAGGTGGTGACCAGAGCACTCGCCGACCTGATCGCCACCCTGCCTTTTGAGGAGCATCCCAGCTTTATCGCCGCGGTCGTCAGCGAGCTCGTGCTGTTCAGCCAGATCAGAACCATCGAGGACAACGACATCGAGCGCGATATCGACCGGCTCGACGAACTCGAAGAAGATCTCGCCGCCGCGAGCCTGGCGCTCATCAAACCCTCCGGGGAGGCCTGAGTTCCTAGGAGCGACAAAGACCATGACGGGCACCGAATTGCGCGCCTTCCGCAAGCGATTGGGCGTCTGCTTTGCGGCGCTCGCACTGATGTGCTCCCTACCGTTTCTTGCCCCATGGGGTAAGTACGCAGAGAACGACACGCTATATTTCTACCGCTGGAATAATGGTTTTACGATCCGAGTCTTGCACTGTGGCGTGATGATCCACTGGGAAGATGGACTCCGCGTCCACCCGCTCGATCCGTTGTGCTATTTCCATGATTGAGTGACAGCAGGCTAGGCCACCATCAGGTATTTGCCGGGGCGCCTGGGGTCGGGCACGTAGTGCCGGCCGTCTGGCGCCCGGCGGGCACCAGGGACCGAGGAAACAACCGGGGGCCCCGGCCGTCCGGGAACCCCGATGCCCGGCCCCGGTTGAGCGGGACCAGGCGGTGCCGCGGCCCCGCCGAACATCGGTCCGGGCCCGGGCGGTCCCGCTGCCGGCGCTACTGCGGGGGCACCCGGCGAGGGCAATGCCGGGCCACCGCTCAACGGACCCGGCGCGGGGGCGGGCGCCGGAACAAACATTGGCGGCGGCGGCGGAAGCACCGGCAGCGGTTGCGGCAACCCGGACATCCGCTCGAGGGTTTCCGGGTCAAAATGGCGTGCCATGACGGCCCCGCGCAAGCGCATCAAATCGCGGGCAAACCGCGCCACGTCCTTTTGCGCGCGGGTGATCCGGCGGGTGGCGAATTGGGTTTTGAGCTGTTGGGCGCCCAAGGTCTCGATCGGGTTGGTCTCACCCCGCAGAATGTCGGCGATGCCGGTCGTCTGATAGATGATCCGCAGAATGCGCTCGCGGCTGTCGTAGAGCTGGGTCAACACCCGCGCGATTTGCTCGACCGGCAGCCACTGGATGAGGTTCTGCAACCCGCCCTTGTCACCGGCAAACCCGGCCCAATCCTCGACCGGAAAAAGGCGGTTTTCGCTCGAATCGTCGACCAGTTGCTGGAGCACCATCTTCTCCGACCCGGCATAGACGCCGGCGACCTTGAGCGCGCGGGTCAATTTGTCGATCCGGCTGGTGATTACATCGAGTTCCTGACCTTGGTCTTGATATTCGATGTAATCAGCGACCGCCACCCGCTGATTGTTAGTCGTCGTCGCGCGCAGACAAGGTGGCGATGGGAAAAAGTCAGGTAATTCGAGCGGATCTTCTTGTGTATCGAGCGGCCCTTCAGAATAAGACTTGGCAATCCACACGGTTTTTTTGGTCTTTTTGTCCCAAATCTCCCAGACCGTCGCTTTTTTAAACATATCCGCGAGCGGGCCCTGAGTCGCCTCGCTGGCCACCGCATGCACCCCCGAAGGGGTGTAGTCAAGCCCGACCTTTTTGCCGATTTGCGACCCAAAGCGCGCGACGAGCTCGTCGCGAATCATAAACACTCGGTAAGCCTTCCACCAGATCTCGTCTTCGGTTCTGGCCGGGGTTTCCCGGTAATCCTCCCAAAAGACATAGCGGATCGGAGCGCGCTCGTTGGCCACCGGGCGAAAGCCCGGCTTTTTGCCGTCTTCGTCCTCTTCGCCGTTGGGGTCCTCTTCTTCGGCGCCAAATTCGGGCTCGTAAAACACCCGCGCCACCCCGCGACCGGGCAATAACCGGTCCTCGACAACCTGCTGCATGACCGCGTCAAATTCCTCGATGTCCTGCTCGTAATCGAGGGCGGCCTCGAGGATCTGCGCGCCCAGGCTGGCGACCGGATCATTCTCGTCACGGTGGCGTCTTGCAACGTCAGGTTGTGGCGTACGCCCGTAGAGCACGGGCTTGAGGGTCTCTACATTTGACCATAAAATGTTGTATTTTGCGACCCGCGCCTCGTTGGCGTCGCGCTCGTCGCGAAACCGGTCGACGATGCGCCGACCGCGCTTGATAAAATCCTCGTCCTCGCGCTCGGCCAGGCGCAATTGCGCATCCCAAAACTGCCAAATCGCCGAGGGCTCGGTGCCGAGGTCCGAGCGCTCCTCGATCGTGCCGGCGACCACGGCCGCCACCGCGAGATCAGCCATCAGGCAGCCACCGGCGGCGGGTCGAGGTCTTCGAGTTCGGCGGCGAAGAGGCTCTCCTCGGTCTCGACAACATGAAACTGGTCGCCGTCATTAACCTTGCGGCCCTGACCGCCGCGAAAGCGGATCACCCGCTGCGCCACCGGATGGCGCAGCCACTGGTCCCACACCAGAAGCCCCTCGGCGGTCCGTTCGACAAAAACCGCGGCGTGCGAGCGCCCGTCGGTGTGGTTGCCATAGCGGCCGTTGGGGTCAAAGGTCGCGATCACCGTGCCAAGCGGCAAATCGCCGTCGCGCGCCTTTTTACCGGGTCGCCATCGAGCGGTGTGCGGCAGCTCGCCGACCTCCTGGACAAAGCGCACGCAATGCCCGTCGGCGATGACCCGGCCGGCATGGCGCTCGGGGCGGTCGACGACAAAACTCATTCCGACCCCGCCCCCCTTAAAAACCGCAATATCTTACAAGACTAAAATATGGCACCTTCCGGCGGCCGCACGCCGTGCGCGCAGCACACCTCGCACAACTCGCGAAGGCATTTTTTCCCGAAGTTCGGGACGCGCAACAGCTCGGCGCCGCGCATTTTCGCCGCCGCGCGCAACGTGGTGATCCCCTCGTAGGTCAGCGCGTTTTTTAGCCGGGTGCTGACCCCCAGGTCGGCGATCGGCCAATCCTCCAGCGCCGGTTCCGCCGGTTCCGCCGGTTCGCCGCGCAGTCGGCTGTTCTCCTCGGTCAGTCGGCTGTTCTCCACGGTCAGGGCGCGCCAGGAGGCCTCGACCCGCGCCATCTCCTGGCGATGTGTCCGCCTGGCGTACTCCAGACGCTGCTCGAGCAACGCCGTTCGCTGTTTGAGGGCCTCATTTTCCGCCGTCAGCTGCCGGGAGGCCTCGACCCCCGCCATCTCCTGGCGCTGCGTGCTCCAAAAACTCTGCTCGAGCTCTGTCGTCCGCAGTTTGAGGGCCTCATTTTCCATCGTCAGGCGCCGCGCCAGGTTTTGCAGGTCGATGATCGTTTGATTGACCCCGCCCCGGTCCCAGCCGGCGTCCCAGCGGTTCCCACGATCCCATGAGGCAAACACCGGCGCCGCAACCGGCGGCGCCTGGCCACTGGCCACCAAGCTCTTCAGATCGACCCAGCTGAGCCCAGCCTCGCGCAGCATCGCTTGCGCCAAATCGCGGGCGTTTAGCGCCTCGCCCGCGGCCGAGGAGCCCATCATGCCGACGATTTTGGCGAGTTTTGACCAATCGAGCGGGGCTCCCATGGGCGAAGATTTTTAGATGCGCTCGGCGCGGCCGTCACCAATAAACCGCCCACCCCGGTAATAGCGCTTGTCGACCTTGTAGAGCTCATCGAGGGTCATCCCCTCGATCCCCCGCCCTTGCTCCTCGACGGGCTTGGGTTTGGAGCCGGGAACCATCTCGTCGAGCATCCGGCCGACCAACGAGAGGGTATCGATTTGATCGTCATACTTGCCCGCCGGAAAGCGCAGCATCTCATCGAGCAGCCCGGCCGCCCAGGGGGCCCGCTTGGGCAGATGGACCTTGCCCATCGCGATGCGCCCGCGGATCGCCTGAGCGCGCACCGCCTTGTCGGCGCCCGAGCTAAATTGCCTGCGAACGGCGTAGACCTTGCGCTCCAACTGGCGCTTGGTCAGAAACGGTCCGACACCCTTCTCGATCTGCCCGGCTTCCTCGGCCCAGGTGATCGTTTTCCACAGTTCCATCAAGTCGATCGCCGCCTCGACCCACTCGTTTGAGGCGGCCTGCTTGCGCCACAGATCGAGCACATAGAAATCATCGTTCGGGTCGAGCCCGCCGACCATGTGCACGGTAAAATCGCCGGCATTCGCCTTGACCGCATAATCCGAGGCGCCATAGGTGCGCAATTGGTCGCGCGGCGGCGGGCTGTCGTACCAGCGCACCCAATCGTTCTTGAAATAGTCCCCCGATTCGGGCATCGGCCGCTGCTGGTAGAGTGCGGACCAGTTGCGCGGGTCGCGCCGGGCCTGCGCCAGCATCTCATCGGTGTACCACTCAGCCCACAAACGCTCACCGGGGAGCCGACCCAGCGCATCGTTCTCCTCGGCTTCGGCCGGCAGACTGACGACCTCCCACTGCTCGCCACCGGTCTTGGCCTCCTCGAGGAGGCGCCCGGCGAGATCGTCCTCGTGCCACCGGGTGCCGATGTAGATCAGCGGTGCGTCGGGAACCAAACGAGTCCAAAAATCCGATTTATACCAATCATGTACGTGTTGCCTGATGGTCGCGCTATCCGCCTCGGCGCGGCCTTTGACCGGGTCATCGATGATCCCCAGATAGGCCCGCCGGCCGGTCACCGAGGCGTCCACGCCCACGGCAAAATATTCCCCGCCACGGGCCGTCTCCCAGCGCCCGGCAGCCCCGGAATCGCCCGACAGCCCAAACCCAAACGTGTCGCGAAACACCGACGAGCCGACGATGTTGCGGACCCGCCGGCCAAACCGTTCGGCGAGCTCTTTGGAATGGCTGGCGGCAATCACCGAGTGGGTCGGGTGGTTGCCGATATACCAGGACGGGAACAACACACTGCCATAGGTGCTTTTGGCCGCACCTGGCGGCAAAAAGAACATCAGCCGCTTGATTTCACCGCGCGATACCGCCTCCAGCTTGGCGATCAGCAACTGATGATGGCGTGCCGGCACGATTTCAGGCATCGCCAAGCCAACCCAGCGGGTCAATTGCTCGCGCGCCGCCACCCGAGTGGCCTCGGCCGCCGCTTCGCTCGCGGTTTGTCCCAATTCGGCGTCGATATTGACCCGGATCCAATCGGGATCGCGCTCGCTGGCAAAGGCGGCGTAGGAGAACCCCTTTTTTTCGAGCGCCGGGAGATTCTCGGCTTCGCTCGTGCGCCCGCCGGGCTGACGAAAGAGCAAGAGATCGCCCGGGTCGTCGGACCTGCGCACCAACCAGTGCCCCGGCGGCGGCATCCGCGAGGAGCAGATCACCCCCGACCAAATCGCCCCGCCGGCGATCGGCGCCGGAAAGGTGCCAACGACCCGCAGCGCATCCTCGAGGATTGTTTCACTGAGATTTCTTGCGTCGTCGAGCCAAACCCCGGTCGCCGAGGCCGACGCCAAGCGCTTGCGGTCCCCAGCATCGTCCATCCCGAGAAAATCGAGCTCGAGCGAGCGCTGGCCGCCGTCCCCCACCAATTGATAGCTCAACGCAAAATGGCGCAGTTTCTCGTCATATTCGCCCAAATCGAGCCAGGTTTTGATCGCCGGGACCGTATAGCGTTCGAGCTCACGCCGGATCGGCGCCACGACGAGCCAGCGCCAAGCGGTCTGCTTGGCGTAGCGGCGATCGGTGGCGCGGCGGATGATATCGTTGACGCAGGCACTCTTGCGACCGCCATAGATCGGCCCGATCAGCGCCCGCAAAAAGGCGTTGGAGGCCGAAAATGCGCGCAGCTGCGCGCCCTGCGGCTCGTAGCTCTGCATCGCAATCTCGGATTTGGGGAGGGGGCGAGGGGAGGGGGCTCGGATGCACCTTTCCGAACCTGGGGCAAAAGGCTTTTACTGCCCGCGGGCAGCTGTCAAGGGATGCTGTAATAAGTTTGCAATATCCCTAAATCGGTCAACAGGATACCGGTCGCGATCCGGGCATCGATGCGGCCAGTCCCCCAGCCTCGCGATAGGGCGAATGATTCTATAGTCATTTCGCAGCCCAAAACGTGCCAGGCGCAGGACCCTCCGGGCGAAGACATCCCGCCGAGTTGCCGCAAGGAGTCGATCACCATCTCGAGCGCCGTCGCCGAGCCGCGGCAGGCGAGCGAGGCCCGTCCGTTATTATGGCTCAGCACGGGTATCCGCGTCGGGTCGCTCGCCCACAAGGGGTCGAGCCCGGCCTCGGTGAACCATTCGTGGAAGAGCGCGCCGGCGGCCTGCATCCCCCCCGAAATCGTCCCAGCGCGCTCCATACGGGCAAGCGTATCAAGCCGCTTCCACGGCCTGCCGATCCCGCCATTGGCATCGGCGATCCGCTGGGGCAGCCGCACCACCACGCCGCCGACATGATCGGCGCGAAACCGTGCCGGCGCCGGCTCGACAATGTCGGCTCCCTTGACCTTCGCTCGCCGGGCACGCGCAGTTCTCATCGTCTTCTTCCCCCTGGATTTTACAAAGGACTTGGTTCCCTCGGATTATTCTTCACCAGCGCAGCGTGCGCGGCGCACCAGCTGCCCTCAGCCAATGGCTGACCGCACCAGTGCCACGCCCCCGACGGATCACCAACCACCCACCTGCACCCGCCTTGAGTCGCCCGCGCGTAGCCGAGCCGCCGCTCGAGGCGCCGCATCGCCCGCCCGGCGACCGCCTGGTCGGCGAGCTCGGGGGGCGCGCGGCGATGCAATCGGCCGGCCACCGCCGAGGTGGTGCAGCCCAGCTCGCCGGCGATCTTAGCATAGCTCGCTCCCTCGCCGATCCGGCGGTCGACATAGCGGTCACGCTCGGGGGTCCAGAATTTTTTTTGCACCAACCCCCTCAAAGATTGTCTCGCGCGCATTGCATTCGTGACAGATGGGCTTATGTTGTCATGGATGCGTCACGAATGAATACGGAATTCCAAGTCCCAGGAGGAGAACCAATGACCGGCGTGGCAAACCCAATAGCTTCAGCCCTTGGGGTCACTGAGGCTGGCTTGAAGGTGCTGTTTCGATTGAAGCGCAGGGATCTGATCAGCGGGAATAACGCTGGGGTCAAGCTCGTCGCGCAAGGCTATGCAACGCAGATAAACAACAAGGGCGCCCGCGATATTACGCCGGAAGGGCTCGTTCTTTGTGAGCGCGCGCGCAAGATGGGATGGTAAAGAATGGCGGTTTATTCGTACTGCCGCGTTAGTACCGACCGGCAAGCCGACGAGAGGGCGGTCAGCCTCGAGGAGCAGCAACGCCAGATCCTTGGCCGGACCATGGAAAAGGGCTGGCTATTGACTGCGACCTTTATCGAGAAAGGGGTGTCGGGCAGCACACCCTTTGCCAAGCGGCCCGAGGGGACGCGGCTCAATACATTGCTAAAAAAGGGCGATGTCGTCATCGCCGCTAAGCTCGACCGGATGTTCCGCTCGGCCCGCGACGCCTTAAACGTGGTCAGCGATTTGCGCGCGCGCGGCGTCTCGTTATGGCTCCTCGATCTCGGCGGCGACGTTAGTGGCAATGGGCTGGCGCAAGTCATGCTGACGATCACCGCCGCCTTTGCCGAATTTGAGCGCGACCGGATCGGCGAGCGGCAGCGCGAGGCCAAGCGCCATCAAAAGACGCTCGGCCGCTATCTCGGCGGCACCCTGCGCTTTGGCTGGCGCCGCGGTGCCGGTGGGATCGAAGAGGACCCGGCCGAGCAGGCAGTACTCGCCGAGGCGCGCCGGCTGCGCGCCCAGGGCCTCTCGCTTCGCGCCATTTCCAAGATGCTCGAGACCACTCACAACATCACAATCAGCCACGCCGCCCTGCACCGCGCATTTTCCAAACCGCAGGAGCCCCAATCATGAAATGGGGCATCTCGATCTTTAGCGCCGACGGCAAGCAGCTGATCTTTGCCGCGCAGACCAGTCGCGCCGAGGCCGAGGCACTAGCCACCGAGGCGCGCCACCACGATCGGCACCTACAGATTTTTCTCAGAAGCCCGCAGGGTCAGGTCTCCATCTGGCCGTAAACCAGACCATGGGTTTGACCACCACGGTCATTTGACCGTACTTTTGGCGGTGATGGGACGCGTCGCCAATAAACGCCTCGAATTCCGAGTGACCGCGGCATTTCTCGAGCGCATCGATGGCTGGCGCGCCACCCAGCCGGAAGGGCCGAGCAGAGCCGCGGCAATCCAGCATTTGATCAATCTCGGGCTCGAACACGCACCCCACCATCCTCATCCGCGCGCTCGCCGGCCTCGCGGACATCCCGACGACATCTGATCACATCAGCGGGTGCCCACCCGCGACCGGCGCGACATCATCAAGACAACACCACAGGGTCGATCAGCGTCGTAACGGTGGCGTAGACATTGTCAAGCGAGCCGGTTCCGTTTTGCACATGCACCCCCATGTCGAACCAATAGGTAGTGCCGAGCGTCAGCCCACCTACCAGCGTGATCGCGGCGAACGGAGCTGCCTGACCGCCCTGGGCGGCGCTGGCCGACGAGAACCGCACGACCTCGCCGATCGCCGTGCCGGTCGCGAGGTCTCCAAAGCCGGGCGGCGTGCCGGTACCGTAGTACATCGTCGCCAATGTGACGCCGTTGTTGGTGGTGTTGTCGATCTGTCCGACCACCTCAAAGATGGCGCGGGACACCGCCCCAGTGGACGGCATGGGCAGTAGCAGACCAAAGCCCATCATCCGGTCGGTGGCCGCAATGACGCCGGGCGGGCTGCCGATGTTGGCGCTACCCGAATACTGCTGCCGCGCCGCTAGTTCCGTGATCTGATCTTGCAGCGGCGCTATCTGCGCTTGGACAAAATCGACGACCCACTCGGCAGTGGTAATTTCCGTCGAGGGGCCTTTACCGAGTGGCGTCTGCGCTGTCGCCACCCCGCTAAAGTTCGCGCTGACCGCGTCGAGCTGGGTGACATTGACCGAGGCGAGATTTATCAGATCGCGGGTGAAGGCGATCTTCGTACCGTCCGAGCCAAGCACGCTGCCCGGCGGCCCCGGAGCCGGCACACCCGTGATTTCCCCAAACAGATAGGCCAAGGTGTTGGCTTGTCCGGCCGCCATCCCGGTTGACATCAACAATTCTTCGATACCGCGCATCAAGCCAATCCTTCGCTTTTTTACTTTCGGGTGCTATCCCGTTTGCAGTCGGCGCGCCAGCGCTCGATCTGCTTTACATTGCACGCGCCCATTCGGCATTTTTCCTGCCACATGCGCAGCTCTTTGCACGATCGCGGGTGAGCCTCTAGGTCTTCGCGATCACCCGCCCTGAGCTGGCCGCCGATCAGCAGCAGCACAACAACCGCGACGACCCTCGACGCTCTATTCATATTATGTTCACGCCTCCAGGAATCCGATGAAGTAAACTTCCGCGTAAGAACTAACCAGCAACCAGCTCACCCGGCAAATTTGCCTATCCTACATTTTTCTAAATTTTTTCAAAGACTTAGAGGCGCTCACGCCACCCCACCCATTGACCCTTTAGCCGAATTTTCCGCTTCCCCCCCACCCCTACCCCCGGCCCCTTCAAAATCACCTGCCCTCCTGCAAAAAACCTAATAGGTTAGGTCATATGCTGCCGCGGCCAGTTTGGTAATTCCGCCTTGTTTGGAACGATTTCCACGTTCCTCCGGTGCTCAGAACACCGCAGCGCCGGTTCAGCCGCGGAAATCAAGGCTTTTCGCCGGATCGAATGTTGCGATCTTTATCATAATCGCAACGTGTCACGGTGCCAAGGCATGCGTTACAGATAAGCCATTGATTTCACTCATGCAGCTTCCTGCTGCTCTTCCGTGGTGAGTAGATCGAGATTGCCCTCGATTGCCTCGATTGTCTCAGCGGCGCCATAAGCCCACGGCAAAATCACCGGCTCACCATCGGGCGACCCTTGCGGCTTGACGGTCAAGGTGGCCAACCGCTGGTGGGTGTAGGGCAGGCTCGAGGCCAACACACCGGCCCACCACCTAGCAGCCTCAAAGCGCTCGCACCCCAAGATCTTGGCAAGCTCCGGCAACACTCCCGGCGCGAGGATAGGTAATGCCGCGACTTCGATTGCTCGTGACAACGGATCGCCATGACGAGCCATGTAAAATCGCGCGGCTTCGTCTGTCCGTCTATTGCGAGCTCCGACGGGTCTACCACGACCGCGCTGCAGTGCGAGCCGAGCCTGCACACTCTCGCTCGAGGACGGCGGCTCCAAAGCATCAAACAGGTCGAGCTGGCCATGGTCCTCCCCAAAGCGTCGCAACTCCTGGATGCGCGCTTCGCGGACCACATCGGCCAACGCCACCCTATGACCGGTTTCAGCCATCTAACCCTCTGTGTTGTCGAATAAAAGGCCATTATTTAATTGGTACAACCGATACCGCACCAGAGTGTGGCATTCCTGCCACACGAAACCCACCGAAAGGCAGAAAAGGTAATTGGTCTTACGCGTGCACGTGCGCGCGCACACGCATAGCAACTTTCCTTTTTTGGCTTTCGGTGGGTTTCGCAATACACACTGTCACCACAAAGACACACAGCCGGGGCGCGCAGCGCTAGTCTTATGACCATCTGGCCAATACTCATATCGGCAGCCCAGCGGGATGCGCGATAAGCTGCAAGCCGGCAATACCGCGCTGGCGTGTCTTGCGATCCTGCCAACGGTCAAACCCGAGACCCTCAAGCGCATCAACAAACCGGTTTTGAGGAAGTACATATTCGCCTGCCGCTTTGGTTTGTGCTTGATAGTCGGCGTGCAATTCACGAGTGAGGGTGCGGAACGACTTATCGACAAAGCAGCGCTCGTCAATCCACGCTTGAAGAATGTCCTCGTGGATAAAGTATTCGTTGGTTGCCTCGGTGACGATCGGCGGTGGTTTCAATCCGTGCACTCGCCACAACACAGCGCCCAGGACAGCCCATCGCATGATCCCGCCGAGCTCGGCTTTCAGCTTGTCGATCAGATACTTATCAACCACGCTCGGGAGGTGCTTAAAGGGCAACAAATGCATCCGCCGGCGCATCGCCGAGGCGATCGACGAGAGGCGCGGGCGGTGGTTGCCGTGAAACAATAGCAGACACTGCGGGTAGTAGGAGAAATCGTTCTTATGCATAAAATGCGCATCGACCAAGTCGCGCCCAGTCAATTGCGTCATGCGCTGCTGATCCCAGCGCCGACCCTCGTCGGTCTCGGCCGCGGTGACCAGCCGCTTGCCGACGAATTTCGCAATATCCTGCGTGTGACGCTCTGCTTGCGTCGCCACGAACGTCGACATCGAGGCATTGCCGGCATATGTGCCATGGAGCGCCCGCAATGCCTCGACGAATTTGCTTTTGCCGGTGTTCGAGGGCCCATGGAGAAAGACAAATATTTCCTCATCGGTCAGCCCGGTCAGCGAGTATCCGATCAGCCGCTGCAGGTAATTCTGATAGTCATGATCGTTGCCGGTGATCTCGTGCAAAAACCGCAGCCAATGCGGGCAATCACCCTCGGGTGCGGCACCGGCCATCTGCGTCATCAGCCGCCGGCGATCATGCGGGTGCAGCTCGCCGGTGGCCAGATCGACAATCCCCCCCGGTGTGTTCAGCAATAGCGGATCACTGTCGAAATCGGCCGGTGTGCGGGCGATCCGATTGTCACTGCGCGCCAGTCGCTCGACCGCCGAGATGGTCGAGCCTTTGCTGACCTGACGCGCCAATGAACCGCTGTCGATCTTGGCCGAGGTTCCGCGGCAGATCCCGCGTACGCGCTCGGTGACCGCCCCGATCTCGTCTTTTAGCCAGCGCTGACTATCCCAGCGCAGCCACTTTTCCTCGGCCTTCACATAGAGCCAGTCGGGCACCAGCCTACCGGCCAATTGTAATGCCAGTTCATCGTCCGACGCCCAGGTCGGCACCGGACCCTCATCGCCCGGTGGCGGTGCTGCTGGCGGACCGCCGCCGCCACCGCGCCGCTCCTCCTCGCGAGTCTTGCCCTCGCGCCAGAAATTGAGATTGACGACTGGTGCCGCCGCCGATTCAACCGGCTCTTCTGGCATCGCCTATTCCCCCAGCGATTACTTGCTCGTATTGAACGTATTCGTTGCAGTCTTTGACATATACAGGAGGAGCCCAATAATAGACCGTGCGACCCTCAGCCTCGAACCGAGCGATTACTTTGCTCAATAGGCGGCGCGCCGGCGACAGTTTTACTGTCTTGCCGTCTGCAGTCATGCGCGGATCGCGCTGCGAGAGGATGCGGATCTCGGTGAATTCGGGCGGCAGATCTATTGCCATCATAAACGACAGAGAGACCGCGCAAGCCGCGCGCCATTGCGGCTCGAACTGCACATAGCTCAGCAGGTCCTCGATGCCCTCGGCCAATAGCAAGGTCTCACCCGGCTTGACCGAGCTCCACGGCCGCCCCTCGCTGCCACGCCACAAGCGGATGTAACCGCCGCGGAACGGGCCGAGGCTCAATTTGGGATCGTCGAGCGGCGCCTTGCCGATCTTGGGCGTGTCCTCGAACGCCAGGTTGCGCTCGGCGAGCCAAGTGCGGTGCACCGCGCAGTTGTGGCCCTCGGCGTCGGTGATCAGCGCCACCATCGCCGGCCAGGAGCGCTGCGATTCCCTGTTCCACAGCCCCGGATGACAGCGCAATACCGAGGGCACGCGCGACAGGCGGCCGAGGTCGATGCCACGATCGGCGAGATAGCGCCACACCATGTCGCCGCGCTCGACCGGGTTGGAGGCCAACCACAGCGCCGTCACCTGCTTGCGACGTTGCGCCAGCTGATCCTCGGCAATCGCCCGGCCCGAAGCCGCCGTCGGCGCCGGCCGCGGTTTCCTGTCGTGCTCGCGCTCGGGGCGGCCGAGCCATCGGCGCGCCCAATCCATCGCCGCGATCATCTCGCCGTTGCACTGGATCTGGCAGACCAGGTCGAGGGCATCGCCATGCTCGCCCGAGGCGTAGTCATACCAGCGGCCACGCTTGGGCGTGCTCAGGTAGAGCGCGAGCGACTGGCCCTCCTCGCCGGCGAGCGAGCCGCAGCGCCACCAGATCCCGCGGCGCACGCCACGCGGCAACAGGTCAGGGGCCAGCGCCTGGATGCGGCTGTTGAGCTCGCGGGCGAGCTCGGTGGCCTCGCGTTTCACCAGGCCCAATCGCTATCATTGACCACGATCGTCACTCGCTCGCTGGCGCGAGTGATCGCGGTGTAGAGCCACCGCCAGCGGATCTCTTCAGGCTGGAAAAACCGGAACACCCAGCCCTGGTCGATGATCAAGACATTTTTCCACTCCGAGCCTTGCGCCTTGTGCGCGGTCAGCGCGTAGCCGAAGGTGAAAGCGTCATAGATCTCTTCGTGGGCAGGTTTGCCCTGGCCAAAGAACTCGGCCGGCACATCGCGGCTGATCGTGCGCCGATCATCCTCCGAATAAAGGCCGAGGGTGACCATCGGCCGCCCGGTCTTCTCGGTCTCGCCCTTTTCACAGGTCTCGACCCGCCAGAGACTGCCGTTGAGCAGATCGACTTCATGCCGGTTCTTCAGGCACACGACCTTGTCGCCTGCGACCGGCAGCCAGTCGCGCTGCGCGTGGCCCACGAGCTCGCGGAATTTCCGATTGACCCCAATGCGCTTGTAATTGGTGCCGACGATGACCTGGTCGGCTTCACGCACCATGCGCCAGGTCAGGGCGCTTTCGCCGATCACCCGCGAGGCGCCATACGATCCCATGCAGAGCCGCTGGTGATTGCGCACCTGCATCGAGAGCTGCAGGACCGGACTATCCGCGGCCTGGCGATGGATCTGGGTCAACAGCACGTCGGGCGTTCCGTGCATAAAGAACCCGCCGTCTTCGGCTTTGACCGGCGGTAATTGCGCCGGGTCGCCGAGCAATAGGATCTTCTGCCCGGTGCCCAGGAGATCTCGGCCGATCTCCTCGTCGACCATCGAGCACTCGTCGACAATGATCAGGCCCTGCGGACTGTAGTCTTTCAAATCAAAGAGGAGTTCCCCACGGAGCGCTTTGGCTGGTTTGGTCTCGGGGATTTGATCGACGGGAACGATATGCTCCGGGAGCCCGAACCCCCCGCCTTGCCGCCGATAGAGCAGCTGGTGGATCGTGGTCGCGTCGGCGCAGCCCTTTTGGCGCAGCACATAGGCGGCCTTGCCGGTGTAGGCGCAGAATTTGGCAAGCGCAGGATTATCGAGGCGCGCAGCGACCAGCCGAGCGAGCGAGGTCTTGCCGGTGCCGGCAAAACCAAACAGCCGAAAGACCTGCTGCCTGGGTTTGGTGCGTCCGGCCAACCAGGCTTCGATCTGAGCCAGAGCGAGCTCTTGCTCAGTGCTAAGGTCCTGATCAAACAGCATCATGCCGCCTCCTCCTCGGTCTCATCAGGCGGCACGACCTTGTCGTCGAACAGCATCGCCGCCACAACCGGCGGCAAGCCCAACGCGCTGCTATTGAACAGGGTCAGAGGCTCGATCAGATGAACCGCGCGACCGCGCCCGGCGACCCGCTCGATCCACACAGGAAACTCGCCGAGCCGGCCGGTCATGCCAAATTCGCGGGCCAGCGTCTCGACCGCCACACGCTCTGGCCGCCCTTTGTTGGCGCCAACCGCAAGATGACGGCAGAGCCCAAAGCCCGGCGCGTCCTCAAAGCAAAACCACGCCAGATAGCCCTCCTCGAGCATCACGCAGCGGCCGGGGTCGAGGGCTACGGCTTGACCTCTCTGCGACTGGCGGATCCAGCGCTCGACGATCGCGCGCGGCACCGGGCGGTTGATCGCGTGGCGGATCAGCCGGCGGATCTGCTCCCGCGCCACGCGGTCGAGGATCAACATTCCAGCCGCTTTTCGGGCGCCTTCTCGGCCCAATCGATGGCCTCGCGCATGCGCGCAAAACCGATATCGCTAAGCATGATCTCAACCTCCACGACACTGTCGGCGGTAAACCCGCGCCCGGTCACCGTCCCGCCATCGACCAGGCGGGCAAAGGCCGCGGCGTCAAGCACGACCCGCACGGGACCGCTCATCGAGTGGTGCGGCGAGCGGCGGGGGGAGCCACGACGCTATTTCTTGGTTGGTGCTATGGGGGGGTCGGTTTGC